CTTTTCATGCCGCATTGTCAGGTTACAAGGGCGCGATATTCTCCCTCGAAATGCCCAAAGATAGCCTGATGATCCGCATACTTTCCAGCATGTGCCGAATTGACTCCCGTCTGTTAAGCAAGGGCCTCATTGCAGAAGATCAGTGGTTTAAATTGAGCCAAGCCGCAGCGGAAATCAGTGAAGCACCCCTTTACATCGACGACAAGGCCGCAATCACTCCGACAGAAATTATGGCGAAATGCCGGAAGCTGAAAGGCGACAAAGGGCTTGATCTTGTTGTGGTAGATTACCTGCAGATGATGAAGCTCCCCGGTTTTCATGAATCCAGAGAGCAGACAGTAGCAGAAATCAGCAGGAGCATGAAAATGATTGCCCGCGACCTGGAAGTGCCGGTTATTGCGTTGTCTCAGCTTAACCGGCAGGTTGAGCAACGCACGGACAAACGTCCGGGCCTTGGCGATCTGCGTGAGTCTGGAGCGATTGAGCAGGATGCTGATTTGGTGGCTTTCATCTACCGCGACGACATGTACAACAAGTCAGACGACAATCCGAGAAAAGGGATTGCCGAAATCATGATTGAGAAACATCGGAATGGGAAGACCGGGACGGTAGAGCTTGCCTACCTGGATAAATATACCCGTTTCGAGAACCTTGCAACGACGACGGAGGAATAAGATTCAAAATGCACAGCGACAACAAGCCAAATGATAAATGCCATGGGCGCCAGAACACCAAGAGCGTCCGTTCCGGAATCGAGGGGGTAGAACCCATTTCAACGCCATGTCCGCGCTGCCATAATCACGATACGGTACAGGATTACATCCGGGAAATTCCAATCGGGAAAGGTGGGGTAAGCTGCTCATGAAGGATCATTTCACGTACAGGGGCCAGCAGTACAGGAATAAGCAAACCGGTGAAACAGTAAAATTCCTCGGGACCGCCCTGGGAAACACCTATCCGTTCGTTGACAAGAGAATGGTAGTCTTCTGTGCCGACAATGATGCCGACACCCGTGTGATGTGGGGTCCGGACTTTTTCAGCAAGTTCGAGTTGGTGGTCAACAAACCAGATGATCATAGCCGGGAAAAATTTGAGAGAGCCACAAACTATGGCCGGTTCTACGGGAGGGGATGAGGATGTTATTTCTCGCGGGATTTGTTGTCGGTGGCGTTGTTGGAGTGGTTTTGATGAGCTGTGTATCCATTGGCCATGACAGGGGGCGGCGATGTCCATCAAAACAGTAATCATCAAGGATCAGGACGGCAGGAAGGTCTTCCGCGTCGGCAAGGATGGGAAAGGATATTACGCCGAGCGTCGCGGGGACTTGATGGATTTCCCGATCACCATCGTGCTCGAAAGTGGGGAAAGAATAAAAATTCCAGGAAACAGGAGGGGGAGCAGTGAGTGAGAAAGAACCGATTGCAGAAATCAAAAAGGTTATCAGCGATTACCATTATGCCCTGGATGCATCGCTCGCAGGGATGCCGGCAGTGATTGCAATGACGCGAATTGAGGGCATTGTCGACATGCACTGGGAAGAGGGTAAAGAAAAACGGAGGAGGGACGGCAAGTGATCAACAAAGTGATTCTGGTGGGACGATTGGGAAAAGATCCGGAGGGGCGGCACCTTCAAAGCGGTGAACTTGTCGTGAGCTTCTCGCTGGCGACCGATGAAGCTTACAAAGATCGCAGCGGGGAGAAGGTACAGAAGACAGAATGGCACTCATGCACTGTCTTCGGAAAGCTTGCGGAAGTCTGCGAAAAATACCTTGCGAAGGGCAGTCTGGTCTACCTGGAAGGGAAGTTGAGAACTGAATCGTGGGATAAGGACGGACAAACGCATTACGCCACAAAGATCATTGTCCGGGATATGAAAATGCTCGGCTCCAAGGGATCTAGCCAGGGGCAGAATTCATCAGGCGAAGGAGGTTATAGCCCGTTCAACGGCGAAGATGATGTCCCCTTCTGAGAAAATGTGCCCACGATAGGGCAAATTTGATCCCTGGGATAAAAAGAGCCTGCCACGCGACCACATCGACATGGGCAAAGCGGCACAGGGGAAATTTGGGGCATTTAAAGCGATTATTGAAAAAGAGGGGTGAATGATCACAGGGAAAGAAAAAAAGGAGATTATCGGGAATTTCATCCAGGACTTTGCAAAGGCAAAGGGTCAGGATATTCCAGACGATGTGAAGTCAGACCTTGGACACACAAAAGCAGGAATAGAACCGTACAGTTTTGAAACAGCGGATCGAATCAGGGAAGGGCTTGAGCGAAAGCACGGCTTGAACATCGGGGAAGATGGCCGTGCAGTTTGTAATCGTCTACTTCAGGCCGGGCCGGGGAATGCAGAAACAACTATTGCGCGACACGATGAGGATTTTGAAGGTGAAACGGAAAAAGCAAAGCATAAACAAATGACCGCCTGGGATATCCTGAAAATGCAAGGAAGCGATCACTACAAAGGCGGTTTAGTGGAGCCGATTGATTTGTTCCGGGATCTGAAGGCGCATGATAGCCTGACTGTCCTGCAGGTCAAAGCCCTCTCGGACTGTATCAAGTATGCCTACCGCCAGCTTACCAAGGGGATGGACAAAAAAGACTGTGAAAAGATCAACCACTACATCGCATTGGCTATGGCCGTTAAGGAGGGGTGTGTATGAAGACATTCAGGGTATGCCGGAATGATCCATCCGCCTTTATTCCGTCAAAGGCACATACCGACGATGCCGGATTCGACCTGAGTACGCCTTGTCACTTTGTCCTGTGGCCGCTTGAGACCAAGATGATCGATACCGAGGTGTCCATCGAACTTGAACCCGGATATGAGGCGCAAATCCGGGGACGGTCCGGCCTGAGCCGACGCGGAATCATTGTTCCAACCGGCACCATTGATGCCGGGTACAGAGGAACAATAGGTGTCATCCTGATAAATCTATCTGACCGGGATTTTAAATTTCAGCCGGGAGACCGTATAGCTCAGATGGTTATTGCCGAGATCCCCGGGGTCCGGCTGGTTGAGGGCGCAATCTCCAAGAACACTGATCGAGGCGCAAACGGTTTTGGGAGCACAGGGGTCGGCAATGCCGGATAACGAAACACAGCTATGGATGGTGAATATTCAGTGGCTTGATAATACGATCCACACTTTTGCCAGGGTATTCAACGATAAAATCATTGCCCTGGAGAAGAGGATTGCCGATCTGGAGCGCCAGCTTGATACCCAGCAGGACAAGACCGTTGATCAAGACCGAGAGCCGCAATCAACCATGGACTTCCTGAAAGGAATTTCCGTTGATGCCTCAGAGGTGCAGGCTGAGGTTCCGGAAGCGGCAAAAGAGCCGGCGTATTTTAGAGAGAAAAAGCGCGAGAAAAAGTGGATCACCAACGGGACGGAAAGCAAAAAGATCTTGATTGACGAGGATGTCCCTGATGGTTGGGTGAGGGGACGGGCCTGTGCCTTCGGGAGGACAAAGAAAATCCTTAATGCGACGGTTGATGCTAATCCTCAGGCATCGATAGCAGGTTTGGCGGAACATCTAAACAACAGGAGAATTGATTCTCGGCAGAAAAAAGCTGCAGCCTGACGGAGGGGAAAATTGGATGACAAGGTAAAGGTCGAAATGGGGAATTACATCGACGTTGACACTTTGAGGGGCCGGAAAAGCATTTTAATTTTCCTCAGCCTGAGCGATTGGGCTGCGGTAATGGCCAGAAAAGAGAAAACCGGACTGCCTGTTGCCAAGGTTTGCGGCCGCTGGGAAATGAGCATTTCGGATTACAGAATATGGCGCACCCGTTTGACAGGCGGAAATGTCGAGGAGCATTACCGGCGGGAGAGTATCCATGAGAAAGTGGCGGTGTGACGATGGCGACCAAGAAGAAACCCGGACGAAAAACAGGGGTCCTTACCCCGAAACAGCAGTTGTTTATCCGTGAATATCTGCGGGACATGAATGCTACAAAAGCATATCTCCGGGCTGGATACAAGGTCAGCGAAAAGGTTGCCAAAACAAATGGACCTCGACTGCTGGACAATGCTGTCGTTTCTGCCGCTATCAAAAAATCACTGGGTAAGCGCTTGAATAAACTAGAGATTACGAACGACACCGTTCTTCAGGAAATTGCGAAGATGGCATTCAGCAATATGTTGGATTTCATCAAGATTAACAACGAGGACGGGTCGGCAACGGTGGATCTTACGAACCTCACCAGGGAACAAGCTGCGGCCATACAGGAATTGACGTATGAGGAGGGCGTGGACAGGAGCGGGTTAGAGGCAAAGGCGGTAAAGAAGATCCGTTTCAAACTGGCGGAAAAGAAAAGTTGCCTGGAACTTCTCGGGAAATACCTGAAGCTGTTCAACGACGGGACTCCAGTTAAGACCACACAGACGGCAAAAATCCTTAAAGAAGTGCTTGAAGGAACGCTGACCGTTCGAGAGGCGGCATACAAGTTCAACATCCTGGGTCTTCCTATCCCGGAGGCCCTTAAAATCGAGCTGTCGAAACAGGAACCGGAGAAACCGGTACCTGATATTCCAGAAACCCTTGATGAAGAAGAGCTTGAACGCCGGTATCAGGAAGCGCTTGCCAACCAGGACAAAGAAGAATCCGAGTTTGTCCCGCAGCGCCAGGAAGAGGTCAAAAAGATCAAGGACGAGCTGAAGGGTTTGGACTCCTTCTCGCCGGAAGCGACGGGCGGCGATGGCAAAGGGTAGCATACTCGCAGCGCCGAAAGCCGTGGTGAACCGGTATAAGGATTTCTGTGTCAGATACCGGCACCAGTTGAACCGGTATGCAATCGAAGTGACGGGGATGCAACCGTCATGGCAGCAAAGACAGCTCTTTGAATCAATCGAAAAGCCGGGAAGCAGGACGGCCTGTGCAAGCGGCCATGGTTCTGGGAAATCACGCTGCTACGCTGTAACAGCCGATTGGCTCCTGAAAGTCTACCCCCAAAGCAACACGATCCTGACGGCGACCAACGTTGACCAGCTCAGGTCTGTCGTCTGGAAGGAACTCGATACGGTAACGGCTCAGGTAAATGAACGTTTCCCATGGTTATCGGAATATTTCATCAAGGAAACCCGCCGATATTACGCCCGGGGGCATAAAGATTCCTGGTACGTTATTCCGAAGACGGCCTCGAAGCATAAGCCGGAAGGCATTGCCGGCCAGCACAGGAAATGGCTGACGTACCTTGTCGATGAAGCAAGCGGTGTCGAGGATGAGATTCACGGGATCATGCGTGGCGCTCTCACGAATATTGAGAACCGGTACTGCATGGTCTCTCAGCCGACGCGGACCGTGGGGCATTTTGCGGATGCTTTCCGGTCCCTGAAAGAAATCTACAATTGCCTTACCTTCAATTCAGAAGAGAGCCCGCTTGTTTCAAAGGAATTTATTCGGGAAAAGCTCCTCGAATACGGTGGGCACCACAGTCCGGAATATCAAATAAAGGTCCTGGGCCGATTCCCGGATAACCTTTCCGGGATGCTGATCCCTCGAAGTTGGCTGGAAATATCGAGGCTTCTGATTATCACTCACCCGACGCCCTGGGGGTGGGTATTAACGGCTGACGTAGCGGAAGGCGTCCACAGGGATTCATCGGTATGGACCCTTGCAAAGGTGAGCGGTTACGATGAGGAGCGACGTGTTGAAGTCGTGGATTCTCGGGAGTATCTTGATATTAACGAGAAACGATTCGCCCATGAGATCCATGAGCGGGTGATGGGCCTTCCGAATGTGACGATTGGAGTTGACGCCGACGGCGCAGGCCGGGCGACGATCCTTGAACTTGAGGAACTTGGCCATACGGTCGAGCGTATTCACTGGGGCCTGCCTCCTCACTCGGAAACGGACAAGAAACGATACAAAAACTTGAGGGCATACTCTCATGTGAAGGTAAGGGAGGCTGTTTTCGAGGAGCGGATGAGGATTGACGGAAGCCTAAAAACTGTCGAGCAGGGTGCGCGGCTTCCATACAAGATCGATGAGGCCGGGCGCTACGCGATGATGCCGAAAGACCAGATGAAAACGCAGGGTATCAAGAGCCCGGATAGATTTGACACCCACTGCTTTTTCTTCCTCCTTGAATACATGCCGGCCGGAGAGGATGAGTGGGGAACGACCAGCGAAGAAAATGAAATTCTTGCGATGGCAAAGAAAATTTTAGAGGAGGCGGCGTGATGCCAGGACCAGATCAAATTGAGAAGCAAAAAGCGGAAATGCTGAAGAATATGATGGCACGGCCAGGTTTTCAGAATTCATTTTTTGGGCGGCTTTTATCTCAGGCTGAGGCATGCGAAAATAAAAATCCGTTTATGCCATGTGGACCGAACAAGACTGATAAAGCGTAATCACGATGACCGAAAACATCCTGAAAATCATGGCCATATCCCTCATGGGTAACCAACGGAGCAAGGCATACGCCGTTTTCAACGGTGAGCAGCTTGTCGTGACGGCTGTCCTTCCCATATCGGGAACGTTCAACTCATGGCGCCAACCTCTGATCGACGACATCATCGACAAGAAGGGGAAAGGGTATGTTGTCCTGATCGAGGAGAAAACGGACCTGATTGCCCAGCACGGAACACAGTATCTCTTGGAAGATGTGGAGGGAAAAAGCAATCTCCATGATGCCCTTGATTGGTATTTCGCCCTGCAGGACATGGGAAATCTGATCGTTCCGGACGAGCTGAGGAAATATCTCATAAGGTCCGGTTCGGAAGGCCAGAGGGTTGAGAAGAAACAGGATGACAATGGAAGGCCCTATTACGTGATCGACTGGAATGCTTTTCATGGCGGTTACCGGGCGGTCCTTCTGTGTGTCGTGGCGGCCATGACGGAACCCATAAGCGACCGATTCATTCAGGCCATGTTTGGGGACCCGCTTTCCGATCCGGACGACCTGAATCCGGTAAGGCGATGGAAACGGCTGATTGCTGAGTGGGATATTAAGAAGGGGGAGAAGTTGCGGGAGGCGCGGGAGGAGATGGCGCGGGGGAGGAATGCAAGCATAACCGTTAATTCATAAGCGAATCGAACAACTTACAAAAGGCATGTGCCCCTGTTAAAGTAGACATAGGGGTAATGTTGAACGGAATATTTACAAACTCATTTGATCCGCAACATCAAAGGAATCTACAACACAAATGAACGGCACCCTATCAAAGCTTTGTATCACTGCGGAATATACCGACGACGAAAATACCGATAAGCGTATTGCCCACTACATCGAACTGCCGATTACGGGGCTGCCGGTCGCCGGAGCAATGGAACTCGAAGCAAAATTCAAATCACTGTACTGTGCCGCCCTTGCCTACGAAAGGGCATTGCACGGGAGGAAACCAACATGAGAATAAGGGATGCTGCGAGGTTCTTCGTGAGGCATGGCTTATTGTATGTATGGACTCATATTGAATGCTTTCTATTCACCAATGTCGTTATCCCATGCTCTTTAAAGAGCACAAGGGATGATATGACCAAGCTATACGTAAATATCTTAAAAAGAAGGGCCGAAAAATTAGTGAATGAGATTTCAGAATACGAGAACAAAGAACATGCGTTTAAAAATGGGGTGCGATCATGACGACAACACTTTCACGACTTTCCCCTTACAACGTAACTGATGACATCCTGAGGTCGGATCTTTACCGGGAGATCCGCCAGGGCAACGATTCATGGCCGACCTACGAGATCCAGCCAGATGAAGCCCTGATGCCGGAACTGACGGCATACCGGGCATATGGCACAGACCAACTGAAATGGGTGGTCCTGATTGCCGCCGGCTTGGATGACATGCGGGAACAGATGGAGGCCGGGACAAAGATCAAGCTGCCGCCGACGGTCTGGATACGGGAGCGAATCAAATATTACGCGGGAGATGAGGGCGAAGATTAATGGCTGCTAAGGTAGTCAAAGAATTCAAAGAATTTGAGAAGATGTTCCGGCGGGTCATCCGGCCAAGGTCATATGAGGCCCGGAAGGAAGGTCAACGGACGCTGACGCCTCAAATGTTCAAGAAGCTGGAATCTGGTCGCCTTAAGCCGAAAGAGATTGCCAAACTGCTCGGGAAAGGCCCGGACGGAACACAATTCACACTGGAAGACCTCCGGAAGTTCAACGAGGCCAAAGTCAAGAAGCAGAAAGAATTCAATCCCAGCGTTTCCGGATCACCTGTCGCACAGCTCCTTGGAGCTTCATGGACCAAGGACCTCGAACGGGCAAGAAAGGGAATCAAGACGGCGACGCTCTACCGGGTGAGCGGGGACCTCCTCCATTTCAGGACATCCTCGGAGACGAAGCCGGGAACTTACCATCAAGTCAGGGTGAGGCTTGAGGAATGGAAGGAGAATTTGACCGGCGGGAAGGACTGTATTTCCTCAGTTCGTAGGGCAGCCACGGGCCGGATCTCTCTCGATTGCGATTGTGGCCGTTATCAATACTGGTTCCGGTACATGGCGACCATCGGCGGCTATGCACTGACACCGTTCGAGTATGCTTTCCCGAAGATCCGCAATCCTGGGCTTGGCGGGGCCTTATGCAAGCACTCTATCCGTGTGCTTCTCCAATTACAGGCTCCCCTTACACACAATTTTCTTGCCAAGGAGATGCAGCGACAATCTGAAGCGGTAGGGTTTGGCGGAGACAAGTCAAAGACGAAGTTCCTTACCAAAGCGGAGATGGAAAAGCTTGAAAAAGTCGGCGAGGTTAATGTCCCCACTCACGACGCCTTGGAGAAGGAATGGAAAGCCTTCAAGAAGGCTCAGAAAGTTTATCAGGAAAAACTGAAAGACAAGGGGACGAGGAAGGTCCTTGCTGAGCTCCGGCAGGAAAAGGAGGGAAGGGAAGTGGAACGGGCGAAAAGAATTGCAGCCGAGACGGTCGCCAAGAAGGAAATCAAGGCGCGGAAAGCTCTTGAGGAAATCGTCAGGGCGCAACAGGAAACGATTAAAAGGACCGCAATGGCCGGAACGTTAAAGGGATTGGCTATGGTCTCGAAGCTTCCCGGCCAGATGTCATTTGAGAACATGGTTGATGCGATGATCAAGGGCGGCGCCGGCGTGACCAAGGATGAAGCCATGACGATAGCGAAGGAGGAAGGGCTGATATGAAACGACGCGATCACAGAAAATTCAATGCCGCCATAGCGAAATGTATGGATATCTTCCTCCAGCGGCACCCTGATGCCATTGACGCCATACTGTTCAAGGCGGATCATGCCCACCAGGAAACGTCATCCGTTATGTCTGATGTGGTGGGTTCCATGGAAGCAGAAGAGAGAGCCTTGACGTATCTGTCACCTGTTGTTACACGGATCTTTCCGTTTCCCCCGGAGGCCGTATTATCTGCCGACGACTACGGGGATCACTGTGACGGCAACATGGATCAGCCGATTGCGGTGCTTATTGAGGAACCTGACGTTCCGAAGCAGAGCATTATTCAGTATGAGGAATATATTTCCCCTACCGAGGTCAGGGCTGTCGCGCTGTATGTGGTTCACGCTGAAATGCTCGGGGGCGAGGCCGGGAAGAAATATTACTGCATGCCGTTTCAGGCATTCGATTTCGAATTCATTGAGCCGCCTGTCAATGCAACTCCGGCCAGCGAAGCCACAATTTTACCCGATGCGGTCCCGACACTTTTTGCAAGCGCTTTTATTGTTCATGGCACCAATGACACGCACGGGAAAAGCCAATGGCGGGTCAGGACGGCGGCCGGAAATTACACGACACCATATTACGACAGCACGGCCATTACGGATCTTATCAGCCACGTTCTTCCGAATCCGCTTCCGCTGGGCGCCTATTTTTGGCAAGTCCGTTATCGCGGAGCTGATGGTGACAAAGAGGGCGACGTCGCCATTTGGTCCGATTGGTCAGATGAAACAGGATTTGCCGTGGTTGAGGAGGAAGTTGAATGAGCACAGAATTTTCTGAACTGCAGGCCGTTGATTTTGGCCTTGGGGCCTATATCGCAGCCGCATTCACTGGGCTGGCCTCTGTCGGCCCGGCGGCTTACCGGGAGTTCCTGGGACGGGCAACAAACAAAAAGATTTATCGCCATGACACGGAGAGCCCAACGGAATTTCTTTCGGCTTTCCGGTCGGCAAATAAGGCTGAGGAAACGGTTGCCGGGGTGACATCCAATCCGGCTGCGCTTCCTATCGTTGTCTACTTTCGAAAACCGGGGCTGACGAATGGAACAAACCGGGAACTGCTGCGGCGGGGGCGTAACTCCTATGCGGAGGGGCTTCAGGGGGCGCTGATCAATGCGTACAAGTTTATGCACCTGCCCCTTGTGCTGGATTACCGTCTCTACATCCTGTCCTGGGATAAGCCGGCGCTCGATAAACTTCAACTCGCGTGGTACGCCTATCAAACGCGTAACGAAAAGTTTACATGCCGGTACGCCATCGGAGAGAATGGAGACACTTTCGATGTTCCTGCCCACGTGGTTGACAACAAGGCCTTGCTTTTCAGCGATGAAAGCATCCCGTCAAGCCAAGGAGTTGGTCGCCTCTATGCCGTTTCAAGTGGCCTTCAGGTAGAAACTGATGTGATTTTTGGGGAAAGCGTCTCAGTTCCCGATCCGGTCGAGATACAGGGGGTTCTCGCGCATTACCTTGAATTCCGCACGGGGGTAGCCGTCAATGGGTGATCAACAGGATTTCCTATTCCAGAAAATGTTTGTCCTTCGGACTGACGAGGATAACAAGACGATCCGGATACCCATCGACCTATCGTATATGAGAGAGGCGACGTTCGTTGAAACACTTGATCTTTCGGGGCCGCGCCTAATGATGACCCTCGATGATCCAGACTCCATCATCCGCAATGACATCAAGCTGAGGGTCCGAGACATCCTGGAGATACGCATTGCCGATGTTGAGAGGCAGGTTGAGGAAGATGACAGGGGTCTCGACCAAGTGCTTCACTTCACCATTTGGACCATGCCGAACCACGGCAACTCTGTGAAGTTGAATTGCATGGAGTACAATGTCGATGACCTGAAACAGCCAGCGGTGGATTCGATCTGCTTCACGCGAAAGCCGGTTGAAACAATCCTGCGGCGGCTTACCTTCGGGGTAAATTATAAAATCGATCGATTCCCGGCCCTGGAGGATTACCACCTCCTCCCGGGAATGAGGCCGTCGAAGCTCTTGCGGCAGGTGGCCAGGGAGAAAGGGGCACTGTGCTTTTTCCGCCGGGGCTCCATGGTGTTCAAAACGTTGTCCGTGATGTTGAAGCAGGAACCGAAATTCGCCTACGAATACGGCAACATGAACGCCCGGTGGCAAATCACATCCTTTGTCAGGCCAAACACAAAGTCGTTGATTCGAGATGCAGCGGAGAGGAATGTCATCGGCTGGAACATGACCAAGGGGCTGGTTAGGTCGGCCATGAAGCTGGCCAGTCCCCCGGAATTCGTCAATGCCGCGAACCTGCCAACTCTCAACAACCTGCAGAGCATGCCGTATCCGGCAATTGACTTCATAACCACAGGAAACGGATCACTGGTCCCTGGAATTCCACTTTCCCTGAAGTGGCACATGTCGCGGGTCGATGCTCCGCTTGACGAAAGCCTACCGTCACGGGTCGTGGTCGGCACGGTGGCCCACCATTACAGGTCTCAAAAATATGTTTGCCGGGTGAAAGGAGTGTTGCCGCTGCTATGAACGATGAACGGCCAAAGGGACAACAGCAGAATAAATTCTTTGGGGATTATATCGGCCTTGTTGAAAGCGTGGATGATCCGGACAAAATGATGCGGGTCCAGGTGCGGGTTTTTGGAGTCTTTACGGACAAGGTGCCGACGAAAGATCTCCCCTGGGCGGAATACCTCCTCCCCGTGGGTTCCCGGGCGAACGATGGGTGCTTTACACCTGTGTCCGTCGGCGATCATGTGTGGGTCCGTTTTCCCTACCAAGGTGATTCACGGCGCCCAATGATCGTTGGTTCGGTCCATTATGCTCCCGGCAAGGTCCCGAACTTTCCGCACGAATCCTTTGCCGGATCAGAAAAGCTGGTTCACAAAAAAACCGGCGAGGAATCGGCGCCGGGGGCGGCTGAATACCACAAAAATGTGGTCTATACGCAGAACGGCACGACCGTAGAGCTGAATGCGGATCATTCCATTGTGGTTACTCAACGGGCAACAGGGACATCAATCCGGGTGTCAGCCGATGGAGATATTACCCTGCACAGCGAGAAAAGCCTGTTCCTGTCGTCGATAGAGAACCTGCGGGGGGTTATCGAGGGGAATGCCAAGGTGAGCGTTACCGGCAAAACGGAACTGACATCCATGGGCAAGATAGATATTGACGGAGGGTCCGGGGACCTGAGCGGGGTGGTGACACAACTGTGTATCTGCCCATTCACGGGGCTTCCCCATTCTGATTTTTCTTTAGATGTAAAGGCCAGCAAGGGGTAGGAATATGGCACTCAGTAAAAGTGGTCTCAAAGACAGAATCATTTCAGGACTTGCAGGGCAGGGGTTTGATACCGATGCCAATGGGCGAGATAATGGCGGCTGGCTCCCGAAATTTGCCGAGGCGGTTGCCGATGCTGTGATCGACGAGATTCAGGCCAATGCACGGGCGGTCGGGGACGGACACAATTTACCCATTGAGTAAAACGTTAATCTCGAAGTAAAAAACCGGGATATCTCCTCATGTTTTTTATTTCGAGATTTCACATCCTTCACTATCCTGCGTTTTTCTCTCTCTATCCTGCGTTTTCCTGCAATTACATCATCGAATCAATCCTTCGTACAATCTTCCCATCTAAGAACAGCCTGTACGATCTGCGGCAACCCCCCGCGCCAAAGGGTCACGCACAGGCCAAATCAATAACCCAGTGATGGAGGATTGCAATGGATCGTTACAAGGAAAGACTGATGCTCATCACCGAGAATGCCGCGCACATGAAAGGTGCGTTGCTTGCCCCGGTAATCGATGAGAATACGGGAGGTTTTATTTCGGACGCCAGGGCGCGATGTGAACGGCTTGAGTCTGCCACAAAAGGCAGTATCTTTGAAGGTCTCGGGAAGGGCGCAGCGACGGCGCAGGCGACCGCTTCCAATGCACTGCGTGCCTATTGTGTGCAGCATGGGAGGATGCCTTCTGACGAGCTTCTGGCGTCGGCATATCAGGCCATGGAAAACGTTATCGGCCTGTCTACGAGAGACAGCCGGATCAACTTTGGCGGGATGGTTCTCGAAGCCGCGAATTTCTCAACCACGGAAGGAATTATCATGAGGGATCGCATGATTGCGCTGATCCTTCCGGTCATGCTGGCCTCCGTAACCGGGAACATTGTTTCTTACGTTCCCGGGAGCTTTAACCAGAGTGAAATTTTCAAAATCTGGAAGGTTGCAGCGTCCACGTTTGGAGACCTGACCGTCGGCGATAAGATCGATTACAGCTTCAGCGGCCAGTATTCCAGCATGGATCAGAGGTTCCTCGTTGGGACCGGCGACGGCTCTGATACCGGATCAGCCAACGAATTCGACCTGAATGCCACCTCCAAGTGGGGCGCAGTCAGGCCGTTCAAAAAGAAATCCATCAAGATCATTCACGACCGCAACATCGTTGCCGTTGATGATGGGGTCAATGCGCTACACGGGACCTTCGTCGTAAGTGGCACGACCATTACCGTTACCGGTACCGTCAATTACACCAATGGCGTCGTTCACCCCGTCTTCTCCATTGCTCCGGCAAACGGGATCGAGATTCACATCGGCGTTGATATCGATATCGAGAAAGATCCCACCTTCATTCCGGCGGTCAACCACGAGATGGATTCCAGGACGATTTACCCCCATGAATCCGCCATTTCCGCAGCGACCACCCTTCAGGCCCTTTGGGGGTTGAGGCGTGAGTACAACCTCAATGCCGATTCCATGGCAATGCTGGCCATGCGGAACCTGCTTTCCGCCGACAAGGACCGCAAGCACCTCCGCGACATGTATTTCTACATGAAGGGGCAGCGTTCCTGGAACATGCATGTTCCGGATGAGATGTATTTCCAGGAGCACTACGAGACAATCCGCCAGACCCTGCTTGAAATCGACTCCGTGTTGATGGCGCAGAACGGAAAATCCGGCCTTGTCGGAATCGTTGCGGATTCGAAGTCCGCCATTATGTTCCGCAGCATGAAGGAGCCCTTCTTTGTCCCGGCCTCCGGTTATTCCAGAATCCCGCAGCCTCACTATGTCGGAAGGCTGTTCGGAATGTGGGACCTGTATGAGGACCCGCAGCGGGGCACCAACTACAGTTGCCTCTGCTACGCCAAGGGCAAAAACATCGGCGAAGCCGGATATGTTGCCGGCGACGCGATTCCGGCCATGGCCTTCAAACATTCAATCCAGGGTGACCTGAAATATGAAAACACCCTTTGGGAGCTGGCGTATCGTGACCTGCAGCCCTTTGACGGCAGGGACTATTTCATGGAGCTGTCAATCACGGATGTCGCAGCATAAGACTCCGTAACCAGCAAATCACCTCCTGATAAGGCTTATCCGGGTTTTCCCTGCTCCTTTCCCCCGGGTAAGCCTATCAGGAGTCTCGATGAGGAGGGAAGCAGCCCATGAAAATAAGACTCAAAAACAACAGCATATTCAGCATCCATCGGCGATACAAACATTTCACCCTTGATCTCCCCGGATATGCCGAGCGGGATGTAGACATACCCCTTAAACATGTTCCCGACGTGCTCACCTACCTGAAAGAACACCACAAAGCCGTGACCATCGCGATCTTTGGAGTTGAAAAACCTGTCGAAGATGCCACGGAATCATTCCAGGTCAATGGCGCTGCAGGCTCCGAAAGCCAGAGTCCCGGCACCGGTTCCGGCGATGAAGGAACAGCAGAGGGAACAGGGGAGTCAATCGCTGGCAACCAGGATTCCGGAGGGCAGCAATCCAAACAGGAAGCGCCGGCCAAACCTGTTGCCTTCGGCAACGGCAAATCCGGCCGGAAATCCGGAGGTAAAAAATGAAGTCTATCATCACGAACGCTGCTGGGATTGCGGTCCTGCAGCTTAAAGATAACACCTACAAGACAGGTGGCGGCCCCGTGTCTGTTGGAGCCACTGCGATTGCGGCCGGCAAGGGTCCTGTCGGTGTTGTTACCCAGGTGACGGCAAACACCTGGGAGGAAATCTTCGGCAAGCCGTTGCCGAAACGTTCCACGAACATGGAGGGGTTGCGGCATCTGGCAGAGGCTGCGGAGGATTGCAACTATGTCAACGTTGTGCGTGTCGTCCATGAAGACGCGAAATTTCCGTCCTTGCTGGTCAAGCTGATCGACTACAAGGGGGCTTGGGTTACCGGCAGCACCTATTTGTTGGGCGATGTCGTGGATAGCGATGACATCCAGTTTATCTGTACCACAGGGCACACAGCGGGGGAAACTGGTCCGACAGAGGAGGGCCATGAAAATTGGGAAATTTTCACCTCATCCGTGGAGGTTGGGCAGACTTCGGGCGCCAATGGTCATCCATACGGGACCGTGCTGACGCTTGATGCAAGCCATGTGATGGAGGTCTGGCCTATCGACGGAGATCCCAGCACAAACCGATCCTTCGAAATCGCCAATGTCGTTACCGACAAGGGAGATTGGACGACAGCCACAGATTATAAGGTCAATGATGTTGTTTCCGTAATAGGCGGGGACTTGATTTGCATCAATGCCCACACCGCCTCGGCTGAAAACACCCCTACGCTGGCCGTCCCGACCACCAACTGGAAACGTTACCGGGGCGAGTATGATTCCCGGTTCACAATCAATTTCTATGACAAGGACGAAAGCGGCGACGAGTACCTGCTGGAAACCTACCTTGTCGGCATTGATCCGGACGACAAGGATGATCTTGGCCGTCCGGCATTCATTGAAACCGTCCTGGAACAGAACAGCGACCGATTCCGGTGCAATATGGCCGATGATCTGACCTGGGCGGCTATCCTGGAGAGCATCGGCACGGCGACAAAGACCACTTTTGCGGGTGGGGACAACGGCACGGAACCGGATGCCGAGGAATGGATTGATGCCTGGGACCTGTTTCGCAATGAAACCTTTTCGTGTGATTTGATGTTCGCCGCAGGGAACTACGACGAGGAGGTCCTGGCAAACTGCATCGATATCGCCGAGGAACGGCACTGCTCATTCTTTTTCGACATCAATCCCAACCTCCAATCCGATGCGGCCATCGACTGGATTCGCGGGACGGGGCTCGAAAACAGGCAAGCTGCGGTTTACTACTGTCCATTTTCGGCAAACGACCGTTGGTATGACGGGAAGACCGTTTGGGGTGCTTCAGGCGCGGTGGCGGCGGCCTGTGCCAAGGGCGATGCGATCATGACCGGAGCTATCCCTGGAATTCATTATGCGCCTGCAGGACCGAACAGGGGCCGGATGGACTACAGGACAGGGATGAAACCCCTTTATCCGAATGACTGGATTAACCGCGACGATTTCTACGACGCCCGAATTAACCCGATTATCGCAGGGGATAATGGAGGCGCCGTTATCGATGACTGTTTGTCCATCCACTACAAGCAGAATTACAGCCGCTTCATCTGGATCAATAGGATTGCAAATTACATTGACCATCGGTTTGTCGAAGCGGCTTCCTATATGAAATTTGAGCCGGACGGGTTGACAAGGACCGGTCTTATGAGGCTGACGAAAGAAATCCTTGATCAGCTTGTTGTGTCCGGTGCGCTGGTAAAACCGCGTGATCCGGAAATTGACGGCACGGAACCGTACAAGATTACTGTTGAGCAAACAGAAATCGATCTTTGGCTTGTAACCTGGGATTTCTGCCCGACAGGGGCAGCCCGGAGAATCGCCGGACAGCCACGGCTGATAAAGTAAACCATTTAAATGCCCGCGTCATCAGGAGCGGGCACCCACTTTTTATAAAAATATCTGGAGGGTTATCCCATGAGTAACTTCCGTTTAGGAGCGGACGAGGCAGAAACCATTTTTGGAGCGCCTTTTACTGTCAAAGAAGATCCCGGCAAACAGATTTTCGAGGCCGCAGGAGACGGCGGTTCCGTAGACGATTTCGCAAAGAAGCAGACACGGTCCCAGGCTATGGCCTGCGCCCTCGGATGGATTGGGGGGGGAGACTTCTCCTGGCAGTCCCTGAGTGATTCCATCGCCTTTATTGCCGACCTTGATGGTGACGACGATCTTTCTGCTGACGAGGAGGCCTATTTCAATGAGGTTCTGGCTGAAGTAGGCTTCGCACTGACAGCCCTTGGCGCCGATGCCGGGAACGTTCAGGCATTCATTGATGAAGAAGACGACGACGCCGGCATGAAGCTGGGTGAATTCCTCTCCGAAAAACTGAACGATGTGGAAGACGACGATGAGAGCATCATCAGCAATTATGCCGTCAGCAATGATCCCGTGATGGAGTCAACCGTGAAGGTCGTGCGTGACGGGAAAGTCACCTTCAAGAAGAAAAGAATCGGCCGGCCGCACAAGCTTTCGGCGGCACAGAAAGCGGCCCTGAAGGTTGCCCGGCGGAAGGCGTTTACCGGAGCGGCGAAACAGGCCCGCAAGAAATCCCTGAAGATCCGAAAACAGAGAGGGCTGTAATCCTCTATGGCTGAGAACTCCGGATATGTGTTTACCGACAGCGGCGAGAAGAATGCAGCCGCTGGCGGTAACACACAGAGGGCATCTACCAATAACGTTACCGTGGTTGGGAACTGCGATAGCCGCGTGAGCCCATACCTGAAAGCGTGGGTGTCTCAGCCGGACGATCAGAACAAGATCAGCAAATGCGTTGTTGGCCTCATCGGTCCCGGAACATCCCGGTCCCTGCAGTCGAACTGGGATAGCCCGTTCGAACAAAGCAATCTCGGCGGGATGTTCGAAAAAACCGGAGGAACCATTCAGGCGGTATCTGGCCTCACTTCCATCACCACCCTATCAAGTACACAGGTATGGGAGGGGAACAGGCCGCACAATTTCATGCTCAATTTGGTGTTTTACGCCTTATCGAATGCCAAGATTGAAGTGTGGGATGCCCTGCGGGAGCTTGAAAAGATGATGGGGCCTTCCATCAAAGGCGGAACCCCAACGGATCTTTCGAAAGGATTCATGAAGTATGCTTCCGATATGTGGGAAAGCGGGACCCCAAGCGCAGACAGTCGAATTCCTTCACCAGTGATTCTCAATATCGGGAGGCGGATGATCATCGACAATTGCGTGATCGAAAACATGACCGTCCCTCTCGATAAGGAGCGAACGAAAGACGGATATTTGGTTCGTGCCGAGGTTAACCTGTCAATCTCAACCAAGCTTATGCTCAACAAGGAAAATATCGGTGTGACTTACCTGTAAGCCGCAAGGAGACAAAGATGGCAAATATATCAAATGTAAACGCCAACGTACCCCTGCTGAAAAGCTCATACAAAAATCTCGTTGCCATGGGCGAGGGGGCAAAGGCTGACGATTTCAGGATGACGTTCGACGAATATCCGGACCTCGAATACCTGGTGCAGATCACACAGCTTCCGGCCATGAAACGGGAAGTCATTGAGAGCCGGGGGCCGCACGGCGTTCAGTTCGTGCAGCAGGGCGTTTTCATGAACGCGCAGGAAGTCCCGATCACTTTCAAGGAAGTGGTGAGCGGAAAGGCGCTGCAGTTCCTTATCGATTGGGTGAAGAACAAGCGATACGTCACCGCTACCCTGGCCCTGATTTCGGAATCACAGGACGAATCCAACGAGTACAACACGGTAACGATGGAAGACTGCTGGATCGAGATGGATGGCGTTGACCTCTCCGTTGATGACGGTGCCACACTGGTAAAGCCTGCGGGGACGCTGCATTGCAACTGGGCGTCCTGGTTGGATGACGAGCAGGAAACCTTATCCTGGGAGTAATTGATGACCCCGAATGAACTCAAGGCACTGGCTGTTTCTCAATTCCAGATCCTCTTTATCGAAGATCCGGCGATAAACGCGCTCCTCTATCAGGCTCTTGGGGCTTGGCAGGACAAGGCCGGATGCTTGAGAAAGATCACGCTGGGGGCTGACGTTGCGGAAGTCGATACCCCTGAAGACTTCCTTGATATCGCCATTGTCCTTGATGCGGAGGGGCAATATCACGAAGCAGATGCATCGGCGGAGACGATCAGTATCACAGAGCAGACCGGATCAGTGAAGCCTTACACAGTTCACTATTTCGTCAATTTGAGAGGGATGGACCCGGCAACGGGGCAGCTCCCAAATGACGCGATAGGGAAGCTACTCGACTATCTGGTCACGCTCATTGGGATTGCGAATGCGGCACAGCAAAGGCAGTTCGCAGGCGTGATTGGAACATCACAGGACGGGATACCCGACGAAACAGACCTGCGAAACCGCAAAGACGCCCTGGAACTGGACATGGAAGACAGTCAGGCCATTATCCCCATGGCAACGGTGTATTGATGACTGAAGACTTCAATAAGCTGCGGATGATTGCCAGCACGCTTGTCCACACGGAATTCCAGGAGCCGTGGCAGTTCCAGCTTCGATTTGACGATAAATCAGCTCCCGAAGACATGGACATCTACATCAAGGACATCACCTATGGCCCGATTGAAATTCAAACGGAGGAGGTGAAGGCAGGGATACAAACCCTCACCTTTCCAATAGGCACTGGCCCTGTTGGTGTTTCGATGACCGTGAGGGACAATCAGGACCGGCGAATCTACAAGTGGTTCGCGGCATGGTGTGATGCGATGGTTAATGCTGACGGGACCGTAAATCTCCCGAACGCATATGTCCGGAAGGTTGAGCGCATTAACCTTGTCGATGATTCCGTTCAGGATGCATGGTTTATGTTCCCAACACAGTTAGGGGATATCACTGAATCGGTTGACGCTGAGGGGTTTTTGGAATTTCCGATGTCGTTTATACAATTTAGGTCATGGGGAGAATGATGATTTCACCTTTTTCGCTTCCGAGCAATCCCGAGAAAAAAATCACCCTGAGAGAGGCCACGGTCGGCGACGCAATAGACTTCGCCGATGTTGCTGAGGATCACGAAGAGGAGCTGACGACCCTTTTTCTTAATAGACTGCAGGACAAAGCCACATTTATCGATGCGAAGACTTGGACCGCTGAAGACCGGCGTTTTGCCCTCTACTGGTACTGGCTTCACACCACGAAGGATACCGAGATCGCCCTGACGTATGAATGCGGCCATTGCGGGAAAACACACACCTTCCTGCAGGACTTTAGGAAGTTGGCCGAAGCTTATACGCCGATCAAGGGGCTTCCGGAACGAGATATCGAGTGGGAAGGCGAACGGATTACGGTTCGTCCTCTTACTGGAATCGATATGGAGATTCTCCAGAACAGAACAATCGTTCTGCGGTCTATAGCTGGGGACCAGGGGGAGACATCCGGAGCTTACCGGAAACAGGCTGCTATGCTTCGGATTGAACGTCTCCTCATGCACATCGATTTTGCGGTTGATGCCTCTCGTGAAGATTCAGCGAAGAGATATGAAGCCCGGAGGAGGCGGATTATTGGATTGACCACGGAAAAGTTTTCATCCCTTGCCGATCTGGTTTTTACGACCCTGAACGATCTGAGACACGGTCTTGAGATGGAGTATGCCGACGGAAGTCTTAACCTGATCATGCCTCCCCATATCTGCCCCGAGAAGGGAGGAGAAACCCGGCTGCGGGTTCCCTTTCGGAATAGCGACTACATTCCAGGACTATAGCGAACGGGCCTGGGATGTTGTTCTTGAAAATCTTTGTCTGTATGGCGGACAAACCTTGGAAGGATTGATGAATTCCCCAAGGAGCCGCGTGAAGTCTCTACATGATGCATTAATCCGAAAGCTGAAGAAAAAATGATCACTGACGCGAAATTTCCCAATGATTCAGGACCGGCTTTCGGAAACGGAAAACTATCCGCCTTTTCTCAGGTCCTAAGCAGGCTTGAGGAATCGAATCGTAAAGACATCGTTCCCCTTCTAAAGCAAATCGAAATTAATACGTCCATCAAGAAGTTCCGCCAAGCGACCACAAAGGCCATGGTGCAGGCTGAGGCAGTCATTGCCAGGAAGCCAAGCACGAGCGGCGGCCGGCGGCATGTCAACTCCCTGCGGGAAGAGCGTGGCCGTCCAGTGGCAACGGCGATTGATCGCCAAAGAACTGTAATGGAACGTCCAGCCGATGTGATCAAAAATGCCGCCGTTGTGACCGAGGCGGCGCAAGCGGAACGCGACAAAAAAGGACGTTTTGCCTCGACAAAGAGCCAGGAAGCCAGGGCGCAGATACAGCAGAGCAAGGAACGGAAATCAATCCTGTTCTCATTGAAGAGTGGGTTCAAACGTCTTACGGAAGATGGCATTGGCGGGATTGGCGGGCATGGCGATATGGGAACAGTTGAGGAGGCCGCAGGGAAAGCCGCTGGCGGACCTTTCTTTGAGGCTGCGATGGAACTCAAGGAGGCCGCGCAGAACGCAATTTCCGAAGATGGCGTGATCGGGAAGACCATCCGAAAAATAGGCGACGTGACTGAGGCGCGAAGGGATGGACGGAACGAAAAAGGCCAGTTCATCGCAGCAGAAAAGGCAGAGGAACGACGCCACAAAGAACTGATTCAGATCATCGAAAAGGGCGGCGGAAAAAGCGAAGGGGGAGGTTCAAGCCTTTTAAGCCTCCCAATCCCGTTTGTTGGCGGCAAGGGCGGAAAGCTTTCAAAGATGCCCAAAATGCCCGGGGGGCCGATGACAAAAGTAGCAACCATGGCGGCAAGAGTCCTTCCGATGTTGGCGTCGCTCCCTATCGGGACGATTGCAGCCGGGGTTGCTGCGGTGGGGGCAATAGGAGCTGCAGGCTACTCACTGTTCACAGGCAAAGAGAACTTTATCAGTTCATCAGTCAATAAAGCTGGTGCGGCTATCACGGGGAAAAAGGATTGGACGCTTGGCGGACAGGTCCATGATTGGCTCTATGGAGATTCCGCGACAAAATTTGAGACCGGAGGCAAAACTGCCACTCAGGCGGCCGGGACAATCAGCACCGGAAGGGGAGACAAGGGCGGTCAGTCTTATGGTTCCTATCAACTGTCATCAAATCAGGGAGAAGTTGGGAAGTTTCTCCAAAAATCAGGATATGCCTCCCAATTTGATGGGCTGAAGGTAGGAAGCGCTGAGTTCAATAAAAAGTGGAAGGGCATTGCTTCTCAAGATCCTAATTTTGCCGAGGCGCAGAAGCGTTATGCCGTAGAGACGAAGTACGGCCCGCAGATGCAGAGGCTTTCACGGGCCGGGATAGATCTATCTGGGAAAGGCCGCGCTGTCCAGGAAATGGTAATGTCAACGGCAAACCAATATGGAGCCGGGACATCCATCGTAGAGAAGGCGCTCAAAGGGAAAAATGTCGCCGATATGTCTGAGGCGGATATCATTTCTGCTGTTCAGGACTATAAGGCCGCAAATGTACAGTCAAACTTCAGAAGCTCCTCTACGGATGTAAGGGCGGGTGTTGCGAAAAGAATCCAGCAAGAAAAAGCTCATCTGCTGGCACTCAACCAAGCGCAGCAACGCGGAGCGGGCACCCAAACACCTGTTTCAGCAGAAGCCATGGTGGCGGCTAATGCCGCACCAAAAAGGCCGGCTACCCCGGAACGTCTGAGCGCACAGACGGCGGCTCCCCCAATGGCTCAGACAACGGTCGCCTCGAACACCACAAGTCCGGATCTGTCTGCTTTTACCGCTGCGATGTCGAAGCTGGGCTCCGAAATGTCAGCACGAAAGAACGCTCAACAGAACCCGATGAACATACCGACGGAATTTGACGATACCATGCTGACGCTCATGGCCTATGACAGGGTGTGACCATGGCAATTGAAGAACTTGACCACTTGATTGCCCTTGATCCTGCTACGGAGGTGAAGAAGTACCTCAACGAGGATGTTCTCGCTGACCGGATAGCGGAATGGCTGGAAACCCCACAGGGAACCTTGGCGGACCTTCCGGCCTGGGGGCATAATCTTAGAGCGTTCAAATTTGAGCCTCCCGGCATCAACCTGGATGTGATGATTGAAATGTCGCTGGTCGTGAAAATGCCGAAGGATATTGAAAACCTGGTCATTGTTGGCGTCGATGTGGAATTTAAGGAAATCGACCTGCTTAAACTGACGATACGCCACATGCTCGGCGTCTATGAGGACACCGTAACTCTATGATCACCAAAGAAGAGTCGATAGCGAAATTCAAAGAGATCCTGGCAACCAAAAACTCTTGGAAAGCCCTGGGGAAGTCGCAGTTCATCAATCATCTTGCCGTATTCATGAGCTGGTGCCTGAGATCCGCATTATGGGCCGTCGAACGGGCGCGTCAGGAATTCTTTCTCTCAACCGCGCTGAATGATTCCAGCGTAATGAGTTTTGCCGAAGACAGGGAGTACATTCCCCGGAAAAAGACCCCTTCTACCGGTTCCGTGACCATTACAAACAATGGACCGTTGCCGATATTCCTCCCTTCTGGGCAAGTGATGTCCTCTGAGACAGGCACTGATTATTCCACTGATGCTGCAATAACCATTGCTGCCGCTGGGACAGGAACCGTTGATGTTACGCAGAAATCCATTCTGGAAGTTGTCCACACGGTAACGGAGGAAAAATCATTTTATGAGATCCTTTTTGACGAGGATCTTGACGCCGATCTGACGGCGGAAAATGCCGCCAAAATTTGTGATTTCGATGTCTATGTAGACCTCGGCGAAGGCGATGGTTATGAAGAATGGACCTATTCCCGTCTTTTCCAGAATTCTTACGGCGGCGACCACGCATATGATGAATTCTATTCCCACGCAGGGAAGATGGGGGTCCGTTTTGGGAATGAATATGTCGGCACGGTCCTTCCTGCCAGCGCACTGGTAAAGCTAACTCTTTATCTCACGGAAGGGGATATTACCTTGGCTTCCGGGCAACCGCTGTACCTCGTCGGCGAGGTCCTGGATTCGGCAGGGCTGGCGGCCGATCTGGCCATGGTTACCGCAGAGGCGATCACGGACGGGCAGGATGCCGAGGGAATTCCCGAGATGCAGCAAAACCTTAGGTACTGGCCGATATACAACGAAAAGCTCGTCTGGCGTGACGATTACATCTTTTTCATCAAACGGTCTGTCGCAAACATCCTCTGGATCAAGGTATGGGGCGAAGAGGAAGCTGAGGCCGCATACGGTGCCGATGTCCTCTACATCAACAAAATCTTTATCTCCGCATATGCCACGGACAGGGCGGACCTTGATGATGAAATAATGGCGCGTCTCGATGAGGTTGAAATCCTGAACCGAAAGTTCGAATGGGTGGCGCCGGAATTCTCAACATTCCATCTGACCGTTACAGGCAAGGTCCCGAGCAGTGTTGTGATTACCGATGCACAATCAGCCATAGAGGATGCCTTGGAGGCAAATTACGGGAAAGATTCGGCGGCACGGAAGGACATCGTTCTGGTTAAGGACTTTTACCGAATCATCAATGGGACGGGCTATTTCGACGGGATGGGGGCCTATTTCGAAGTAACCGTTGCGGGGACGACAGAGGCGACGGGCCTGAATGAAATGGTCCACATCGATATGACAACGACCACCGTAACCCTGACGAGTTTGTAAAGAATGATGATCGACTGGCTCAAAAAAAGACTTTCGCCTGTTAAGCGGGATACGACCCGTTGGATAGAGCTTTCGGAGGCAATCCAGGAGTATTGGGCGACATATTTTGATCCCAGTTACGACAGGGTTGAAGCGCTGCGGTCGATCTATACGGCAAGCCTGGAGGATCAGCGGGCGCTCGTTATCGAGCTCGGAGGATACTTTGAGTACGACATGCCGGACGACAATATCCCAATCCTGGTCGCCCAGCGAAAGCTTGAACTTCAGCAAAAGGAAACCACCCTACCTCTGAAGGCGGCCTTGAGGCGGCTTGGATTCCGGGGAAGTTTCGACCACCTCTACGCAAAGCCTGCGGAGGCATATGGAACCGCTTTCTACACAGAAGCTGAATTGCTGGCGGACAGCATTGATCCGGAAACGTGCATTTTGACATCACGAAGCGCACTTGGTTTGACCTTGGTTGATACGGTCCTGGTTGACATGGAACTGATCACCCTTGCGATGAATCGAGTTAAGCAGATCAAACCGTTACACATCATTTTTGAAGGGTTGCGACTTAATACAGATATCGCAGACACAGTAGATGATCCGGACGATGGCGGGGTTACGTTTGATGCCCAATACGCACTTAATGAGGATGTTCCTTGGGGGGAGATTCTGCACAATGGGGCTCACCGCTATGCACCGGCAGAGCCGTACGGCTGGGAAGGAACAGTAATCCTCCATAATAACGTGGTGCGGGAGGAATTCGATCTGACGGTGACAGGTCCTTTGTATACCGAGGGAATACAGAGCGACACGGACGGCGATACGATTCAAATGGAATCAGGGGATTCCGTCAATATCGAGTGAGATGGAGAGAATATGAACGCGAAAGACAGATTAGCAAAGCCTGAAGGGGTGCTCCGGCTCAACGTATATCGCAAGGGGGTGTTGGTGGGGCATTACGTTGAAAAGAACACCATCGTAAATGGCCACAAGGCTATTCAGGCGTCCTTGCTTGGCGGGGATGTTACGGACAAATCCATAACGACCATAGGGATAGGGACAAACGGAACCGCTGCAACGCCTGAGGATACCGCACTGACCAACTCCTTTACCAAGGCAATGGCATCCCACTCATACCCAGTTGCGGGATCTGTCCAATTTGATTTCAGTATCGGCGATGATGAGGCAAACGGGCTCAGTATCCGTGAGTTTGGCCTGTTGTGCGCCGACGGGACGCTGTTTTCCCGAAAGGTGCGCGGCGACACGATTGTGAAAACCGATGAGGTCAGTTTAAGCGGCACATGGACACTTAACTTTTAGGATGGCGACATGGCGAATGTAACGGAAGCATCAACCTTTGAAGAAAATGTTTACGAGCTCGCGGTAAATGACCCTGTTGAAGGTGGATCGGACGGCGTTGACAACCTACCCCATAGGCAGTTGGCCAACAGGACCCGGTGGCTCTATGACACGCGCATGGACGGCACGGCTTGGTGGATTCCCGAATCGGGAGTGGTCGCTTATGTGAACGCGACACAGTTTACGGTCGCTGGCGACAAAACTGAAATTTACATTGAGGGCAGGGCCGTATGCTTGGTCCAGGACGTGGTGGTGTTTGGTCACGTTTACACGGCCGCTTATTCCGCCGGGAGCGGCTTGACGACCGTTACCGTGAACAAGCCTATCGTTGACGGGACGCTCGCCGGGGTCAAGTACGGACAGGAGGTTTACAACTCACCAACAGGTGAGATTCCTGTCGGGTCGGAAATGTTCTGGCCATTAGAGACACCGCCTGACGACCATTGGATGTTCGAGGCGGGGTATTCCTTGGCGTGTGCCAGCTATCCGGAATTGTATGCAAAAATAGGCTGGAATTTCGGCAAACCCGACAATGATCACTTTAACCTTCCTGACGAGCGTGGCCGGGTCTTGCGAGTGTGGGCAAATGGATCATTAAACGATCCGGATAGGAACTCACGGACAGCCCCTCCGGCGGCCGGGGCAATTTTACCGGCTGGAGACCATGTGGGAACGCACCAAGGGTATCAGACGAAGGCCCATGATCACGGGGCTGCTGGAGCACATACACATAACGTTACATTGCTGATTGCACCAACAGACGTATCCGGTGCGACGTATATTGACGGCACATCCTATGGTGACTACGGGGCCAAAACGTACACCACAACATCTTCGGGTTCCCATACACATTCATCCGTTGGCGGCAACGAAACCAGAATGATCAACACCAGCAGAATGCTCATCATGAAGGTTTATTGAAAATGAATGCGCCAGAATATTTCGATTACGATTGTGTGACAGGGGAATACATTCCCACGGGCAAGCCAGTCTATGCGACGAAGTCCCCACGCGATGGTGAATGGCTGACGCCGGCATGGGCCACGATGAAACGCCCACCGGATGCCATTCCTGGATATGCGATGTGTTTCCGTGGCGGTGACTGGGTGCAGATCGAAGACCATCGGGGGGAGGTCGCTTACAAAAAGGCTGATGCCGGTCAAGTGGTCATTGATGGCCTGGGGCACATACCAGAAGAACTTACCCTATTGGAACCGTGCAGATATCCCGTCTGGAACGGCACGGACTGGATTGAGGATGTTGAAGCAGCGAAGAGGGAAAAGATCACTGAATTGGCGGAATATCGGCGCAGCAAGGCAAATTTCGAAGGGGCAATGACAAAACATGTCGCGGCATGGTCAGACCCAATCAGTTACGATACGGCCCTGGAAATTCTCGTGTCCGCACTGAAATACATTCAGGCATGTGATGAAACCCAAAGGGAGCATACGGATCGTATCATGGCCAGGAGTTCCATTGACGAAATCATGGCCTACGACATTACAACCGGCTGGCCGGAAGAATAGAAGGAGTCAAGAATGAATTATCTGAAGAACATTTTTCTTATTTTGATTGTCGGGTTGGTCGCTTACTCGCCGTGTTACGCGATAAAAACAAGCGAGATGACCGAGAATGTTGCACCGGCAGCCGGGGATTGGCTGATCGTAACCGACGATGACTACACCGCGACCAAGAAGGCAACCGCGGAAAAAATCCTTGAAGGTGCGGCGGCAGGGAAAGCCATCTACTACTCGGGTTCAGACTTGGCCGCGAAGGTCGCCGATCTCGGCGCGACGCCCTGCATCCTGAAAATCGACAACGACGCCACGCTGACGGCGGATCTGACCATCCCGGAGACGATGACGCTGGAGCCCATCAAAGGGAACGTCATCACCACGGGAGCCCACACCCTGATCGGCCATCCGGGGATGATCTCCGAGGTTGACTACCAGGTCTTTTCCGGAAATGTCACGGGGCTGGCAAAAGCACGCCCCGTGATGTTTGGTGCTGTGGGAGACGGTATAACAAACGATCACACTCCAATCACGCAGGCAATATCGGCAATTGCTGGAAGCGCGGGGAGTCGTCTGACCTTTTACCCTACGGCATCGTATGCTGTCCACGGGAACATTGTAATTAATAGCAGTATAGAGATAGATCTAGCAGGATCGGCCGTGGTTTGGACGCTCGATGATATTGATCAGGGAATAGTAATTACGTCTGACGACGTGTCCGTGATGAACGGCACGATCCGTGGGCCTCAGTCGGCGATTGCTGCAAGCACGCAGACCGGCATCCACGCTTACGGTGCGGATAGCAGCAACTATATTTCTAAGTTGCATATTAGGGACGTAAAAATCGAAGATTGGGGGTTCGCCGCATTGCGGCTCAAGTTCGTAGCTGATGCTAGTTTTGAAAACGTTAGCACAGCAGATACATTTTATGCTGGAGTCATCGGAAATAGTTGCCGGAACATTACGGGGCATAATTTTGTTGTGGATGGTGTTAGCGGACAAATCAGTAGCAGCGCATACGGGATCATGTTTACACGCGACGAGACAAATGACCTCGTTGCAAACCCAAAATCAACAGATATTACACTGATCAACCCCATTGTGAGGAATGTAGCCTATTGGGATGGGATCAATGGGCATGCCGTTGATAATTATAAGATTGTATCTCCGACGGTAACAGGCTGTCGTCAGGGGATATCAATCGTATCCTGCTCGGATGGCACAACTCCAAGCATGTATGGGGGGAAAAATCTCTCGATCATCGGAGGCATAATCGACTCTGGGGTGTCGGACGGTAGCGCTGGCCCCGGTTTGGTGGTCAAAGGTGGCGGCGGAGGCGGTGTAGGGGAATATACCAATGGGGCAGTGACGGGCCTGACTATTGTGGGGCATGGCAATGACTCAAACACAACTGGACATGCCGTTTCGCTGGTAAACACACGGGGGTTATCTTTTACTGGCAATACCATCATCGAGCCCTCACCAATCGCCATATATGCCAGCGCAAACAACCTCAACGTTAACATCTCCGGCAATACCATCATTGATCCATGGACGGACGATCAAGCGGCAGCCAAGGCTGTTTATTTTGTCGGAACTGCCAGCGGTTATATTGGAGATAATATATTTTCCAAGTCCAGTAAATTGGCAACCAACGTACTCAATCAGGCCGTGCATCTTGGAACAGGATCACAAAAAATCACGTTGGGGAAAAACTACAGCGAGGCAACAACATACCTGCTGGATGGGCAGGATTCGGCGCTGACAGGGAGGTTGGGTGTTGTCACTACGGATGGCACAGGTAAGGACATCCTCCGCACCCGACAGATAGAGGCCAACCGCGTGGGGGTGGGAAACGTCCTCGAAGTCAAGGCCGCCGGGAATCTTGACGATAACAACAACGGGACCAAGCAAATCGAACTTTGCATTGGTGCTACGTGCATCGATGCGCTCCCCGCCGCAGATTATCCCACGGGCACCTGGACCATTACCGCGACCGTTGTATTCAACGGCGCATCACAACAAACGATTCAGTGGCAAGCTTTGTGCGGTACAACGATCACGTCGGCCGGTTACGTAAGTGCCGCAGAAGAGATAGGCACCGGGTTTGAAATAAAAACCCAGGGTGAGTGCAGCGACGGAGCTGATCTTATCCGCCAGTATATCTGGAAGTTGGACGCAAGATAACTTAAAGGAGGCAAACGTGATCCAAATAGATTTCGAAAAATTCAACAAGGCGGGCCTCAAGCCAATTCTGACGAAGCTGGGCAACGAAGGCTTAACTGTTGCCGATGTCCAGGCTGACAATAAGGCCAAGCGGGAATCCGGCTATCAAGTCAAAACGGCCACGATTACATTTGATAGCGGGCAGAAGCTCATGCTGAAGGCCAAGGCCGGAGGATCGATTTATCAGGTCCGCCTCAACAACAAGGTCGTGCCGATCAAGCATTACGAAGACCTTGATAAGGCAGTCCTTGAGATCATCAATTACGTTCAGGCCAACGAAAAAAGGTATCTGCAGCAGAAAGAAAAGCAGATTGCACGACAGAAGGTAACGGTTCCAAAAATCAAGCCTGTCAGCACAACGGTTGCCGAGCAGATCAATACATTCAAGACCGCCTTGGCTGAATCACAGGCCGCTGCAGATACTCTTGTCAGCCAGATATCGGAGATCGATGCGGCAAATACTGAAAAGGGCGCCGCTGTCGCAAGCCTATCCCAGGAACTTAACGGCCTGCTTTCAACCGGTGAGCAGTTGCAGGCCCAGTATGACGAACTCATGAAGGAGGCCGCTTAACATGAATCCGATAACCGAAGGCCGAAGGATAAAGCTCGGATATGACTATTTTGCGAAAGAGTTTTCCGGGAAGGAATTGACCGACGTTTGGTACAGGCTAACCGCCGACCGCAAGCAGGAACGTCTCCTGTTTGAAACTGCAACGATCGATGAGGTTGACGAGGTTTATAACCTTGGAGAAGAGGACGAGAATTGCCGGGAGAAGAGTTGGGAGTCAGATCCGATTATGGAGGCGATCAGAGTGCGGCGCTTTTCCCGGACAGAAAAGACCATGACGGCCTTTGTCAGGGCATTCAACCTCTACACGAAGGACTCGGATATTGATGCCCTTCCGCCGGTGATCGGAAAACCAAAGCGACAGGGACTTTTTGCCAGCGTTACCGTGCAGATCCCATTCACTGACGGGCAGGTCCTCAGCATCGTTTTCCACAGCCCGGACGGAAACAAGATGAAGATCACCCCGGAAGACGAAATCCTTGCCTTCCGGTGGCTCTTGAATAAGAGGGACATCACCCAGGCCGTTTCCCCGGAAGGAGATGCGGAAATCAGCCTCGAGCAGGTGGCAAAGAGGACGGCCCAGTTGGTCGAGAAGAACTCTGCCCGGTTCCAGGCGACGCAGAAGGAAATTGTGGAGCAGAAGAAGCAGCTTGAAGAGGTGAAGGTTCAGGTTGCAGATGCCGGGAAGCGCCACGATGAACTGATGGAGAACCTCCAAACCGCCCAGGACAACGGAGAAAGCCTTGATGCCCAGGCCGCAAACCTGAAGACCCGTATCGAGAAGCAGAAGGCATTCAACGCCGATCTTCAGGAAAAGATCGATGCCTTGACTGCGCAGAAGGCCGGGAATGATGGGAAGGCCAAGGGCGGTGAGACCCCGAAGACGGAGACAGAGATCAAGGCTGAGCAGGATCAGGCGGCATTTGAAGAAGCAAAAGCGTCTTACGAAACGAACCTGAGAGCAATGGGATTCAAGCAGAGCGATGAGGCGGGATTCAAGATTGACGTGATTGATACCGCGATACGGAACGGGCAGCCCATGGGGATATCCATAAAGACAAATTACTATACCAACGAAGGAAAGATCATCGTTGTTGCTGGGAAACAGCGATATTCCGCGCTTTTGAAAAATGCTTCTGGGGCCTTCAAAAAGGCCGAAAAAGCCCTCGCAGACGAGAAAGCAAAATTGGTAACCGTGGCCGAATGGATGCTGAAATATGGCAGCGTAGCGCCGCAATTTGTGGTGGGTAGCGAATGGGCCGTTCTCAAATTCATGAACCGACCCGAAGATGGGTATTTTAGCAAACCTGCCATTGTCACGAAAATTATGGATGCCGTTTCTGGTAGCTTCCTACCTGGGATTGAGCTTGAGGTTGGAGAGTCAACGGTCTTGAGTTTTGACTATGAGCAGTTGAGTAAGGCCGTCGCTGATGGGTCAATTAAGCCGTGGGATGAACAGGCCAAGGGAGGGGAAACTCAGAAGATCGAGGCGGATATCAAGGCCGAACAGGATCAGGCCGCCGAGTTTCTTGCACAGAGGGCAGAAATAGACAAAGCGGCGGAAGAAACCGCAAGGCTTCAGGCCGCTGGCACATCGGCAGTTCCCGGAATTCGCCTCTCTGATGCGGAAGAGGCGGGGAGGTTATGGGAAATGAAGGAACGAGGCGAATTATCGTCTGAAGAATGGGATAAATATGTCGCGGATCTGAAAGCGTCAAATAAGATTGCCGCTGAAAAGGAAGTCCCTGCCAACGGTCCCGTTGCTCTGGTTGGACCGAAAATGACAGAGGCCGACGAGCAGAGAGTGCTTGCCGACCTGTCGAAACTCAGCATTGAGGAACTTACGGCGATGCACGGAAAGGTAAAGGAATTTATGGAGGGTCCTGATTTCGCTTCCCAGGATGCAGATTATAAGGAATCTCTTGTGAACACTGAATCCCTGCTCTTCACCGCGAAGAATGCGGCGGCGTCCCCGGAACCCCCCACGGAGCCTGTAGCGGAGCCGGGCGCGGTGACAATCCTTCAGGACATCATCGCCGGGAAGTATGGCACCGACACAAAGGCCATTGACAAGGCCCTTGACGATGCGGCGGCGGAGCTTGAAAGCCTGGGGCTCCTCGAAAAATATGATGAGTTACTGAATGAGGCAGCCGACACCCTGACGGCAATTCTCAGGGAGAAAGCAAGGGGGGTGGCGGCATAATGGCTCTATCTTTCACTCAGAAGCGATCCCTGCAGAAGATTGTTGATGCGAAGCAGGCCGAATTGGAGGCTGGCGGACTTCCTTTCGCCGAGAAGAGGGCGGCGCAGAAAGCCCTTGCCGATGCCCTGGCGCAGCTTGATGCTGCGATTGATTCCCTTCCAGAGGCAGAGCCGACGCAGAACCAGAAGCTTGCCGACCTGATTGCCGGGAAGTACAACAACGAGACGCCGGAAGGATTCCTGAAAGTCCTGAAGGACGTTATCGAGGAGATCAACGAGATTGAACCGGTAAAGCCGCCGACAATTGCCTATATCGAGGCAAATGCGGGGAAAATCGGTGCGATCATGGAAAGCGCCTTTCAGGAGATTTTTGGAAAAATGTGGCAGTTTTCCGGTGCGGAGAAACAATAATGGGATTCGTCATGCCCGCAAAAGAGCAGGATGGGTTCATCTTTGAGGGAGAGCTTTCTGATTTCGTCAACAGGAAACCGATTGCCACGCTTCATGTCATTCAATACCCAAACGGGAAATTCGGTTACGTGGGCAAGGTCCCCGTGGAAATAGGGTACATCGACCCTACTCCAAAGCAGCTTGAGGATGCTCAATTCGGGGAACGTTTTGGCCCAAAGCAGAGGCGTTTTGATACACAGGAAGACGCCATAAAGTATGCCGAAGATCGAGGATATGAGGTTGCAAATAAACCGAAAAATCATGACGAGAGTTGGAGGGCATCAATTGAATCAGCGAAGTCATACGAGGATATAGAAAAGATTTTTTCTCAGATTTTTTCTTTTGCTGTCAGCAGGAAAAATCCGGAACCGATATCACCGCTTGCCATTGAATATGTCACCAGAGATCTGTTTAAAAAGAAGTCCCTTAAAGCGGCTGTCCGTGCTTTCATGAAGAAATTTAATGGGCGGGACAACATGATGTTCCTTGGTAAGGTTCAGGTGACGGAAGAGGGACTGTATTTGGCTGTCCTCGATAACAAAGCTGAGTACGCCATCAAGAGTGCAGAGAGAGCCTTGCCTGGAAGAGGATCATACGCCTTGGATGCCACCGCTTCCTACTTTAACATCAATAAAGACGAACTGGCCAGGGCCATTGCGAAAAAGCTCAAGGGCTCAGACGGAAACGGAATCCTGGCGGACTATCCGGAGCTTTCTTCCGTGGTGCTTGAATCTTCTGTAATCGACCGTGAGGCGCACAAGGCCGCGACCTCCCCAAAAAACGATTTGCCTGAGCCGTCGCAGGCACAGAAGGAAGCGGGGAATTATGTCAAAGGCCATGTAATTATCCGGGGCCTGGAAGTCGTCATTGAAAATCCAGCCGGATCGGAGCGGTCCGGGGTAGATAAAGACGGGAAGAAGTGGACATCAAAGATTTATCACCATTACGGGTATCTAAAAAACACTGTTGGCCGGGACAAAGACCACCTTGACGTATTCCTTGGTCCCGATCCAAAAGGCGCAGAGGCCGTCTTTGTCGTCAACCAGAAAGATCCGAAAACCGGCGGCTTCGATGAGCACAAGATTATGTGGGGATGGTCCTCAAAGGAGGATGCCGGGAAAGCATATCTGAAAAATTATGAGAAGGGCTGGAAGGGGATGAAGTCCATCGTTGCCATGCCCTTTGATGAATTCAAGAAATGGATCCGGAGCGGAGACACCACGAAGGAAGTTAAGAATCATTTCGTCGGCGAATCGGCAACTGTCAACCAGGATTTGACAGTTCAAAATGAAGGCGGTCAATGGGTAGGAGTGGACCTCGACGGAACCCTGGCAGAATATGATGGAGAATGGAAAGGCAAGGATCATATCGGGGAGCCCATTCCGCTTATGATGGATGTCATCAAGGAACACATTGCGAATGGTGAGACGGTTAAAATCTTCACTGCCCGGGCGAGTGATCCGGAGGCGATTCCGCCTATCAAGGCATGGCTTGAGAAAAATGGCCTTGGTGATCTCGAAGTGACCAACGTTAAAGATCATGGGATGTCCAAGCTGTACGACGACCGAGCGGCCAAGGTTATTCGGAATATTGGGGTGGTGCTTGAGGCGGCAGCAGACTATGACTGGCGTGCGGCCATTGAGGTGGCGACATCGTTTGAGGATATCAAGACTGTTTTTGCAAGGGTGTTCCCTGTGGTTGTTGCAGTGCAAAAGAATGAACCATGGCAGATAACCAGAGCGGAATACAGAGATAGTCATCCAGAAATCTTATCTGACGCACAAGCTTATGCCATGCACTCAGCCGAAGTATTCAAGGCAATTGAGGATGGGAAGGACGTTTCGCCGGGAATAGTTAAGGAATATCCTGATATTATTGACACAATTTACAAAAATTTGATCTCATACATCAAAAATTATCCCGATATTTTATTTGAAAACGCTGGATTGCCAAGAAAAAGTCGTGCGGAAATAAGAACATTCCTAGGGCAAATCAAACCCGTTGAAGTGAAGGCTCTTAAACTTGGAGATCATGATAAATACATTGAGGTTCTGAGGGCGATGGTCGAAAGGTTATTCCCTGAAGGGTCTACATACACCTTCAGAAAGTCTGATGACGGATCAGAAACCGACTATGAGCATTTCTTAAAAGACCGGTCAAGGAAGGCATATCTCCATACCATCGGGAATACAGTCAAAACCCCTGATATTCATCTTGAATTTACTGAAGGCGATAGAGATAAGGAATATTTCATAAAGAAATATTTTGACGCAGAAATCCAAAGAGATATTTGGGATGTTGTGGTGATTCACAATAAAGAGATAAGGACAAAGTTTTCCAGGAAGGGAAGAGATGCTCAGAGGTATGTTGAAGGACAAATCTTAAAAGAAAGGCCCGACCGCGAGGCGTCCCGCTCAGGCACCCCCGATGGGATTTCGGAGAACGCCTCCACCCATCGAAGTTACGAATAAAACTTATCACTTCTTAGAAAATTGTCAAGAAAAAAACATAAGGGGGCATAATGATCCTTGAACGTGTACTACCTGATTGGAAATCTCAAATTCACGCGGCTACCAGTTTTGTTGACATCGCATCCATCATCAAGACCCTGTTCGATCTCAGCCCCGAGCAGGTCCCCGGGCAAGAGCCGCCGAAGGACCCGAACGATTACAAGAGCGACACCTCTGAATACGGGCTGAAGGTGCGCGGGATAAAGGCAAGGGAACGCCTGAACGAACAGGCAAGGGGAATTATGAGCCGCGCCTCAACACCGGACAACCTTACAGAAGAGGATAAAGAAGTCCTTCGACAGTATTCCGGGCGCGGGGGGCTGACCGAGAACTCGCAATTCGAATATTACACGCCCACCCACGTTGCCGAGGGCCTTTGGGATGGACTTTTGGCGAACGGATTTGAGAATGGGAACGTTCTTGACCCTTGCACCGGAGCGGGAATATTCTCCGCCACGAAGCCGAAAGGCGCGGTCATCACCGGGGCGGACATTGATCCGGTTGGCTCCAAGGTCGCCCAGCTTCTCAACCCAGGCGACCTGATCAAAAATCAGTCCTTTGAAAAGACAGTTCTGGAAACGCCTGACGATGCATTTGATGCAGTGGTTGGCAATGTTCCCTTTGGAAGCGCCCGGGGTGCAAGCGCCCATGACGACCCGGATTACAAAAACGAGAAGCGGATTGAACGTTATTTTATCCTACGCGCCCTGGATAAGGTAAAGCCGGGCGGCCTGTGCTGTCTGGTTGTTCCTGCCAACATCGTCGGGGCCAAGGGCGGGCAGTGGGAAAAGTTCCGGATCGCTGTTTCCAAGAAGGCAGAATTCCTCGGAGCCCATAAGCTACCGTCGAAAACATTCAGTGCCCAGGGGACCGACACCGTGGTTGATATTGTCGTCTTCCGAAAGCACGGAAAAGATTTCCTGGAACGCATTGACAGCATTTCCTTTGATATGCTGAAGGCGGCAAATGTGATCTGGAAAGAGTTCATTTCCGGGCAATACTGGCTTGGCGAGGGCAAACGGTTCATCATGGGGAAGTGGGTCCCGAAAGTGGAAGGCGACCGATGGAGCCGGGAAGTCGTTGACGGAGATGTCGACAACGTTGCCATCAAGACCCGCCTTGCCCAGAAATTCCATTCACGGATTGACTGGGATGCCCTGGAAGCCGCAGAGCCCATTATCAGAAACTACGCCAATGGGGACCGCAAGATCATTAACGGCGCCGAATATGAGATGCAAAACGGGGAATGGATCAAGGTCGTCACCACGGATCATTCTCTGGCCATCGATGTCGACAAATTCGGGGCGGCCACGTTGGAAGAGATGAGGATGCGGCTATCCGGGCCGAAAGGGGCCTTGAACTTCACGGCGAAGCAGATCTTTGCAATTTTCAAGGTTTACCCTGACCTCTTGAGCCCATTGCAGAAAGCGGCCATTCAGTTCGCAATGTCTCAGCCGAGGGAAGAATACCAGGAACAGTTATTCAGGGGCTCCATCATCGGCGGCATGATTGCCCGGTATCAGAACGCCCTCAACGACGGAACCGGAGAAGATGCGGATCGGCTTGAGCTGCAGGAATTGGTTGCAAAGGAAATCGGCACCTACGGGCACCCGAAGAACAACAAGGGCCTTATCCTTACCGGCGATACCTCAAAAATGTTCGGCCTATTCAAAAACGCAGTGGATGAGAAGGGTCAGTATTCTGATCTTCTTGCCGGCACAATTGAAGGTTCTGGCCGGACGCTGGAATATGATTCAACGAATTTACAGGCCATCGTCGAACACCTTTTTGTCCGGGAAGGTATTCAGTCTATTGAACTGGAAGATATTCGAAAGCTCTATTCCGGCAAACGGTCAATCACGTCCTTGGCCGATCTTGCTGACGATGATGCCCTGGCCATTACTCCAGACGGCATGATTATGCCGATGAGCCGGTATTGTGTCGGCGACATCTACCCGAAAATCCAGGCATTGAGCGATGCCATGGCTCTGGAAACTGACGAACGGCTCAAAAATAAGTTCATGAAGCAGATCGAAGCCATTATGAGCCGTCGCAAGACCACAAACCCTGATGACATCCTTTTTGGAATGCGGCAAAAGTGGTTCTCAAGGAAATACGTCGTCGAATTCCTACGTGAAAATGGCTATCCGAATGTCGCCTACGGCAAGTGGGAGAAGGTCGTCAAGGAAGATCCTTACAGCGGCAAGCAGATCGAGGATAGTGCATTTATCGAGGACTATGAAAATCCCTTCGGCCAGTTCCGAGGGATAGATGAAAAGGACTCCTTTTCAAAACAATTCTTGAAATATCTCAATGGCGAGAATGTGACCTCTTCCGGAGAGGACGCCCAAGAACGGATAAAGGAATACAAGGACCGCTGCGCCAACCTGGAAGAGCAGTTCGACGTATGGATGCACCAACACATCGACATAGGGGACCTCTCAGAGCTTTACAACAGAAAGTTCAATGCCTTTACGCCATTCGACTATGAGGATTCCGACCTTGGTCTGAAGGACGTTTCGCCTCAGGTAAAGCTCCATGGATATCAGAATTCGTCTATCCGGCGCATGTCCGAAGAGGGGAGGGGGGTTTTGGCGCACAACGTTGGTTTAGGCAAAACGTTCTCGGCGCTTGGCCTCTACGCCTACAACAGGCAGCTTGGCCGGTCGAAAAAGACCTGTATCGTGGTGCCGAAATCAGTGCTTGGGAACTGGTATCACGAATCAAAGAAGTTCCTTGGGAACCATAATGGCGTGCTTTTCGTCGGCTTTGAGCCCAAGAAAGGCAAGGACGGCACCATTATGCAGGAAACGGTGAAGAATGAGAAGGGAGAGACAAAAATCAATCCCTACACCAATCAGCCGGAATACCAAGACATCATCATCGAACGTAACAGCAAAGAGGATGTTTGGGAGGCGATGTGGAAGATACCGCAGTCAAATTTTTCCCTTGTGGTCATGACAAAGGAAAAGTTCGGCATGATCCCCATGCGGCCGGACAGTAAGGCGGCTTACGCTGAAAAGATGGTGTCCCGGTCACTCCTTAGTGAAAAAATGGCGGCGAATGTTGTTGCCGAAAACTCAGTCGGTGCGCAGAAAAAGGTGTCGTATGCTGAGGATGTAAAGAAAGCGAACCTCGAACAGCAGTTTTCCGACGAGGGGACGGCGAAAAAAGGTGAACTGCCATATTTCGAAGATATGGGATTTACTGATGTAATAACAGACGAGTGCCACGCTTACAAAAACAATATGCTTGGTGGCGAACACTACCAGCAAACGGCATACCTCCCTACAGCGCCGCCGGCAAAGATCGCCCTGGATATGACCATGAAGATGAACTACCTCCGGGACGCGAACAATGGGCGCGGGGTCTACATGCTTTCTGCAACACCGGTCACGAACAGCCCCTTCGAAATCTTCAACATGCTGTCCTATGTGACGCCCATGGAGGAATTTGAACAATACGGCATCTATACGCCCGATGATTTTATCAGAACTTTTGGCGTCATTAAGCCGATTGATAAAATGAGCGTATCCGGTGAAATTAAATCCAGGGACGGCCTTGTCGGGTTCCAGCACCTTGACGGCCTCCGGTCCATGTTTCACAAGTATGTGAACATGAAAAGCGCCGAGGATTTTCCGGACCAGATCAAACTTCCTCCTCATGAAGAGGAAAGCCTTGACGTTGAGTTGACAGAAGAGCAGCAGGACATTTATGCCCGTTTGCGAGATAGAGCGAAGGATGCAGCATCCCCTCCGAAGAAAGGCGAAAAAAAGGAAAGCATGTTCTCGGTCATCCGCGACATGGACAGGGTAACAACGGACATCGACCTTTACAACCGGACGATGACGTTTGTTTTCCGGGGAGCCGATAGAGAAAAGGCTGATGCCCTCGTCAGAACACTGCCAAAGTCCATAAAGGTCAAGCGGGTACTGGACAGCGATGAAATTGAAGAAATGGGTCTTGACCCTGAATCAAACAGGGGACGGGCGATGGATGTTCAGGTTGAGCTGAATACGCAGACTCGGATGGAAAACGGGAATTACATCATCGTTTTTCCGAAGGAGTACGAAAACCTAGTCGTCGATCGATTCCCCGAGCATGGAATCGTCGAACAAGAAGTATCACACCCCCTCATGCCGAAATACGCCAAGCTGATTGAAAACCTCAGGATCGATCTTGAGGCTGATGGGAAGCAGCTCATTTTTACTGAGGAGAAATCACAGCATCAGAAAATCCTCCGGATCATCGTGCATCATATCCCAACGATTGCAAACCTCATCGGGGTTATCAATGCGGAAGAGGCCAGCGGGGAGAAACTGCAGAAGATTTCTGACCAGTACAATTCCGGCAACCTGAAATTCGTCATCTGCAATAAAAAGGCGGAAGTCGGGGTGAATCTGCAGAAAGGGACGACTGCAATCCATCATTTAACCCTTCCCTGGACTCCGGCGAGTATCCAGCAACGCAACGGGCGCGGTGTCCGTCAGGGGAACACGGCGCCAAACATCAAAATCTATTATTACTGCGGGAAGGGGTCCTTCGATTCTTACCGGCTGGAAGTCCTGCAGGCCAAGAAGAATTGGATGCGGGAACTTTTTGACGGATCTGAGTCCACGGCAGAAAATGCCAATGCCATGTCTCAAGACGAGATGATGGACATGCTTGAGGCAGATCCCGAGGCGGCAAAGCGGCGCAGGATGGAACGGCTGGCGGCGAAGGCGGCCGAGGACCAGGAGAAAGAGAAGAAACGGCTGGCAAATCAGCTTCAGATCCTTGCAAAGGCCACGGAAGACTTGAACGGCCTCGATGCGGCGAAAGAGGCGGAGCGGGAAAAGCTCAACAAGAGGATTCCCGAACTTGAACTTGAAATCAAACGCCTGCAGGAGCGCGGGCTTCAGGCAGAGGGTGACGAAAGGGCACGCCTCGGAAGCCAGATCATCAACAAACAGACCACATTGAAAAACTCCAAGAGTCGCCTGGAGGGACTGGATTCGGCTTACGACAGCACCCGTACACGATTGGAGTCCACTGTGAAGCAGACATCCGGACTGTTGAAGCAGAAAGCCAAGAAGGGGCAGCTCCCATTTTCCGAATCACTGATTGACAAGCCGGCTGATGCATGTGTCGGCCTCAATGGTCAGGTGGTGGCCGTTGGTGACTGCTATGAATACAAGGACGATTATTCGCATGGGATTATCAGAGTGACTGATGTGGACCCAACCACGAGGTCATTCAAATATGAAAACATCATAGGAGGCATCAATAGCAGCCTGCTTCAGAGGGCCGCGAATGCGGCGGAATGGGGTTTTTTTCTGGTAAGCAGCCTCGGTGCGTTGGAAAAGAAGGGCCTGAAACGCGTCTCTTATTCCGAGGACGAGCTGAACCTCAAGAAGGCCTTGGCGGGAAGCCATGATTACGACTCTCTGTTATCCGGAGAGATAAGCAAATCAGTTTTTCTCGATCACTATGATGAAATTACATGGGAATCATACGGTGAGTTCGTTTTTCGCAAAGCAGATGGCTCGGTTGACTTCCAGGAATGGAGATTTAAGAAGGACGGGGATAAGATTTTGTTCCCTGACGTAGCAGACGCAAATTTCAAGAAAGAAGTTTGCGAATGCTATTTACGGATCAAACGCGAGGGATCAAAAAGACTGTGGAATACAGAACGAACAATGCGGTCGATTTTCGGGAATCAATACGACTCAGTTGCCGCAGAATATGGGCAGAAGGCGTCCGAAAAGGATGTCTTGGAGGTCTGCGCGAAGGTCTGGAGCGATTACGTGGCAAAGTTCTATGAAAACACAGACGGATTCATTGATTCCATGCTGAAAGAGGGGTCCCCGAGCCGGAAGCTTAACACGATTGTAATGGATTCTGCGCGTTATACAGCCGAAGAGGAAGCGCAAAAGCTTGGTGACAACCAAGACGAAATCTCGCAGATTGCCCTGAGATATTTCGGGGGCCTTTTGTCGTCATTGGAGAAAGATATTTTGACACGCAAGGCCGAAGCCGAGCGACTGGCGCAAGAGGAACTGAAAAACGATCCTCGATACAAGGAAGTCCCCGAGGACATAAACGAGGAATTTTTGAAGCTCGGGTTGACCATCAAAACGAATACCACAAATCTATCATTACCAGGGTTCAAGGGCCGTCGGGGGGCAGTCCTTGAACCCTTTGCGGCATGGTTTATTCAGGACAAGGCTGGTTACAGCGGTGTGTTGAGAAGAACCAGCCCTATCCTGAAGGCCAGATATCAGGCCAAGTTTTTCCAAGACGCGGGGGGCGCGTTTAATGGTGCATGGTGGTGGGTGTCTTCCGCCGTGGACCTAAAATCACTTTACGAATTATTTGCTTAGGAGGAAATATCCAAAATGCTTAAAACAACGTTACTGTTTGAAAATTATGGAGTATCCGAACTGGATTACATCGGGTACGGTGTCAAGTTCAAGGTGCCCGGCCACGCAATCGGAGGCTCCGGTGTTACGGTAAGCGTGCCAGCGGAAAGCGCGACGGATATTGCTACGGCTGTGGCGGCAAAGCGCCCGGCCATAGTGATTACAATCGGCTCAACAACCGACGACGGAGAGGCCCCGGACTACATCCCCGTGGACAAAACCCCCGTCAATGCCGTTGCGTCAACAGGTACATTGACCGTAACCGCTGGCGGAAGCAATATTTCCGATGGGAACAAGGTGACAATCGGAACGAAAGAGTACACATTTAAAACAGAGCTTACGCCAACAGAAGGTCAGGTGCTCATTGGTGCGAATGACACAGCGGCCCTGCTCAACCTCAAGGATGCGATCAACAGAGATACCCCGTTATCCAAGGACGGTGTAAAGTACAAGTGCGCTGCGGCTCATCCCACTGTTGAGGGAGTCTCCAGCGATGCCACCACGTGTGTCGTGCGGGCGAAGACAAAGGGTGAAGCGGGCGATGCCATTGCCACCACCGAGACAGGAACAAACCTTTCGTGGGGCGAGACGCATCTCGATAACGGGGTAAACGGGACCCCTGGAATGAAGAATGAAGTGTGCGTGGATGCATCGTATATCTATCATTGCATTGCGGCCAATACAATTGCGGACGCGAACTGGCGCCGGGTAGCTCTCGGTTCCGCATATTAATTAATTTTTTAATGTGAAGGTGGTATGATGATGGCCGCCGTTGATGCGGCGGCCATTCTTTTAATCGGAGGATCTATGGAAGAGGTTTACAAGCCGGCAGTTGAAGATTTAAAGCCCCTTTTTGAACAGGCGATAGCAGGGCAGGACAAGGGAAAATGGATCGACGGATTTCTGAGGGCTGCAAAGACAATCCTTCTGAACACGCCGTTGCGATACCGGGCATACGGCCCCTATTGGTGGCTGTTGAAGAATGAATATCTCAAGGGGGATGATCTTTCCTTCGGCGATTCCATGGACCAGGAATGGCTTTCCAGTCTGGGCTACGGGGAGACGGAATGGAACCTCCTCGCTGCCTTTGCCTATGAGGAAGAGCGAATCACGAAAAACCTTGTAGATGATCCATTTCACACGCTGGAAACGGCTGACGGGGATGATTCTGTTGAATATGCTTCGAATGACCCCGATATGGAAATGATGGGGATGCAATAGAAAAGAGTCCGGAATATTCCGGAGGGCAAAATTGGTTATGAAAGGGTTCGCTGACGCGATTCCGGTGCGGCAACTGTCCCCGGTAGCGCTCATCATCAAGGTAAAATCCCTGAAGGCGTCGGCAGCCTGCCGATCAATCGCGGCGAACCCTCTATCCAGCCTGGAAATAAGCGCCTCCACGGTTCCGCACAACCGTGATGCGCTACGCTTCGCCCTTAAGGGGTGCGGCCCAGGCGAGCCAGTTGGAAAAAATATAACACAATATTTTTCAGAACCGCAAGGGGAAATCATGCCGGAGATTTGTTCATTTATCCCTCGCGTTACTGCTTAATTTTTTTGATAACTGCCGGAAGATCATCGGGTGATTCAACGTTTACAGGTATGGGCGGAAGCCAGTTAATTTTCAGCTTTTCCCTTCCTTTCCCTATCCTGAAGGTATGCCAGTGAGCTCGGCGGATATGTGCCCGTGGTCGGGATCGATATACCACGGAAGATGTCTCCCCCTGCCCAGAGGATTCAGACGCGCGTTTAAGTGCGGCGCCAAGTCTTATCCCCATATCCCAAATCCGCGGTTTGTCCGGAGGGAAAATGCGCCGGCCATGGTGTTTGGTTTTCTGTGCATGCGGCTTCGTGGGAACCGATACGCCTCCATAATCAGCCGACTCAGTGCAGAGATAGAGAAGTAAAGATATCATCGGTTCGATATGGGGCCTCATTAGTGACGGGAGGTCCGTAGGAAATTCATCCCCCTTGTTAATGGTATTTGCCTGCCGCTGTGACTCTTCGACCATTCGTCCCAAGGATTCATCCAACGACCATGGCCCAATGTGCACCGGGATTGGTAAAAGGGTGGCTTCGATGTCGAGAAGCAGGCGCAACTCGTGTCTTTGCGTGTTCGCGTCCCATTCGAGATGCGTAAAAAATCCGTATTGTGGCGTGCGATCAAACAATAATCCTGGCGTCTCGATGTAAACGCACCATTCCGGGAGATGATACAAGACCTCGCAGGGAATGTCTCCGACAACCGGGGTCGAGGAAACAGCCTCATAAAGCATTGGATCAAAACGATATATTCCCTGTGATACCCGCCATGTCCCAAGAGCCGCCAACCGGCCCACGTCGCCCACCAAGTTGACCGGCAGACGGTCCATACCTGTAGCCGCCGAAATGATTGCGTACCATCCGGACATGGGCAAGAAACACCAGTCCGGCCAATTCGGCAGATCCTTACCCCTAGCGCTCCGCAAGTCGTCAACCTGTTTCCATGCGTTTGGGTAGATTTTCCCGGCGGCTATCAAATGTTCTTGAGGACGGATGCTGTTCATAATTTCACATCCATTCCTTCCTCCATTTCCTTTCTGACCTCATCGACGGTTAAAGATTCTCCGTAACGATTTTTTAGATCTCGGGCTATTTCCCGCCATTCAGATCCCACGCGGTCCCCAGGAGTAAAAACTCCATGCCGCGCTGCATAAATCGCGTCCGCTGCCAGAGCGAACCCGACCGTTGCATCTTGGTTTCTGGACAACAGGTCCTCGTAATGTTTTCTGTCCCTCATCGTTTTCGGCCTCCCTCCCTTTTTTGCATTCTCCCGCACGGCGGCGGTTTTGCGCTCTGATTTTACCAAACCACCCCTGCGCCCGAGAGCGGCTGCGGGGTTTCCCGCGATTCCGAGCATAGCATAAAGGTTTTTCAGCCATCTTTCCATCAGCTCTGCCTCCGCTTTTGTCGCGGAAACTACCTGATACCCAAGCAGTACCCATGATTCGGCATTCAGGCCCTCGCCGTCGTCAAGCACGACGACCGGCTGGCCATAACTTGAGGCGGAATGCTCGGTGGTGATTCGTGCCTTTATTTTTTTTGTTTCTCCGCCGGAAAATATGTCAACGTATTGCAGGATCATTTTTTCACCTCCATATCATGCGTAATAAATTGTATCATCTTTGATTCCCTGCGCGTCCTTCATCCAACTGCGATCCTGGTAATAGTGTTGCCAAGATCCGCCAAGGTGGGCCTCGGAAAGTGGCACGACAACCTCATAGTTCTCGCCGTTTATCACCCTTTCAACAATCATTTTTGTCGGGTAATCGCTCAGTACGGTGAGCTGGCCCGCGAAAAAGTATTTGTTGATACCCTTGACCGCCTCTATAATGTTTTTCGCTTCCCGCCGCTCTATCTCGCCAAGAACCCCTTTGTATTCGCAGATTACCTTGTTTTCTATTTCGCCGATGCAAAGGTGAAGATATCTATCAACCACTCCTTGATAAGGCCGCTCCGGGTCATCAAGGATTTGGATGTGGATCACCTCAGGATGCCCGACCGTTGCCCTGACATATGCCCTGCGCCCGCTATTGTACACACAGGGGATGACTACCTTGGCCCCTTCGGGTAATCGTTTCAGGTTATTCATCGCTTGATCCTTTCTCCGGCCTTGCCGGATTCTAAACATTCTGTTATGATCATCCTGCTCATGAGCATTCAAGGTGTTGTAAGCCGTGACCCGATCAGAGGGGATAGCTCAGAGCAACACGGGCAGCCCATATCTGATTGCACAGATATGGGCTGTTTTTTTACCAACCCCGGCGGAATGCCGCCAGGGTCTGCTCCTCCAAGGCCGCCCGATACACGGGCGGCGCTTCGGCTGTCACCCACGGGGCAATGGACCGAAAACACGGCCCTCGCCCCGTGGTTTCGGCGCGGTTAAAAACCGCATTACCCGGTGCGCCCTCCGGACGTCGGAGGAGCGGCCAAGAATAATTCCCGGCCAGCTCCCCGTCGAAAAAGATCCTGCCCAGTGACGCTGGGATGTACGGGCGACCGTCGCTGTCCCGTGTTGCCGACACGCGCGGGACAACATAGTCCCGCACGGTACGGTAAGCGCGACCACGTTGGTCGTGCCTCTTTTCCAGGCGACGGCCTCTCTCCGCCGCCCGGTAGTCCTGCGCGTCCCAGGGGTCCAAGACCCCTGCCGCCATAACGGCGGCCCATGCCAGCCTTCGTAATTTCTTCCTATTCATTTTTTGCCTCCCTTTGCTTTGTTGCCTATACAATAAACCAAAGCGCTTAGGTTGTCAACAAATATTTTCGCCCCAATTCATTTTTTTCTTATCCCGCCAAATCCTTCGTTTTTCTGTCACCATCCTGCACTTTCCTGTGATTTACAAACACCGCTTCATCCCGTCTAATGCAAAGAAAACCATCTATTTTTGTTCCAGGCGGCCCAATGGAAGCTCAAGACTCAAAAAAACCTTTCTGGAAGCGCCTCTTTCCCGGATTCCTCGGCGGCGAACAATCAACAAATGTCAATGTTACCTTGCCGTCCCTGGCAAATTATGAGGATTTTGTTGCTGACGCCCTGCTTGACGGGACGCCTCTATCTGGAACCAGCGGAGAGGAGGAGCAGCAGCTTACAGACCTTCCCAAAAACCGCCTTGCAAAGTACAGGATTTTCCGCACCATGGCCGATGATCCAACCATCGATTCGGCTCTCAAGATGCACATCTCTCATGCTCTCTCTGCGAAATCGGATACCGGGGAAATCATATCAATAGAGTCCACATCGGACAAAGACGATCCGATCACCATAGATCTTCGGAACACATTCAAGGAAATCGTCAACAAAAATGTCCAGTATTGGGCCTACAATGCGGCATTGGACGGAATCACCTTTGCCCGTGTGTATGGTGCTCCGAAAAAGGGCGTAGAGCTGGTCCGGGCCGACTATTACACGCATCCGCAATTTATCAAGATGTACGAGCAGGCAGGGCAGTTGGCAGGATTCACGGCGGCATACCAGAACCCTGACCAGCGCGTCGGCTATACCGTTTTAATGGAGCCCTGGAAGTTCATAGCCTTCCGTATCCCGATCTGGAAAGTAGAGTTCGAATTAGAGCCGCCGCGCCTTGACGGCGCTATTTTCGATATCTCGAATGACGATTACCGGAACGAAAGCATCATCGAAAGTCAGAACTACGGCGCCAGCCTAATTGAAACGGCCTACCGTCCATGGATGGATCTCCTGGATGCTACGGTTGCCCTCAACATGTCCCGGAAAAACGCCGCCCGACTCGAACGGCTGATAGGCGTCAACACAGGGAAACTCTCTCCTCAACGCGCAGCTCAATACCTCAACACCATTGCCGGCCAAATGCTGAAGACGAACGCGAACAAGGCGCGTGAGTCGCTGCGGCGCGGCTATGTGCAGACCGTTATCAATCATCTTATCCCTATTTTTGGTGACGGAAAGGGCCGCCTCGACATCGCCAGCATAGAAGGCAATCCCAACATTGACGGCCTGTCCGACATCGATTTCCATGTCAAGCGCCTCGGGTCCGCCCTGGGGATTGATCCGGCACTTCTCGGGTTCGGCGAGATGCTTTCCGGCGGGCTTGGCGATGGAGGGTTTTTCCGTGTTTCGGTTATGGCTGCGATTAAAGCATCCCTGTTACGCCGTGCCGTTCTTTCCGGCCTGGAATCCCTGTTTGATATCCATGTGGCATACAAATTCGGCAAGGCGTTTCTTCCCGGCGAAAAGCCCTGGAGGATCGTCTTCAATTCCGTGTCCTCCTCCCTTGAACGAGAAGAGCGAGAAAATCTTGAGGGGCGCGTCACATTCGCGACGATGATTGCCCAACTGATACAGATCATCGATTCGGAATACACCTCGGTAGACCGCACGGCCCTTGGGAATTACATGTTTACCGACCTCCTTAGAGTCGATGAGGAGAAGTTCAAAAGCATCTTCCCGGGGAAGATCGAAGGACCTGCCGGGGAGCCCCAGCACGACAATAAAGCGCTGCATGACGATGATGAGGACATTGAGGAATCGGCTGGGATGAGGCGGCTGAAAGGCGTGGTGGAACACTATGTTGACGGGATCTACGAACGGGCTAAATGACAAGGCAACAGATTTTCCCAACGATTCTCATCATCCTCGATGTCTGTGCGGCCTTGGCCTATGTACCGGATCTTGATTGTCGAAAAATTGTTTACTGGTTGGCAGCGGCAATATTGACCGTGGCCGTTACATATTAATCCTCTAGGGAGGGTCAGATAATGGGCGAAATAATCAAGTGTCACTTTAACCTTTTTCAGGAAGGGCGCAAATATACGGGGCATCACAGGAATTACATTTTGGAAAGCGCCGTCAAGACCTGCTACGCACCGGAAACGCGGGAGAAGATCCAGCTCCGGGAGGCCCTGGGGTATCTCGGGCATGGCCGCCGGGTAATTGCCCGCAAGATGCAGCTCGAAGAAGTTGAGCCGGTGCACCTTCCCGATGGATCTACCGTGATCGTTGAGAACATTCCATCCAATGTAACTGTCTTTTTCGAGGTTGGCAGGGATGGGGGCGTTGAACATCATCAAGAAATCCTTGAAACGGCACCCGGTAAGGTCGTTACCGGGCTGAATGTCTCCAAAGTTGGTGGCTTTTCCTGGGCGTGCGGAGGGAAAGACGGCGGAGCTGCGGGGGCAACAAAAATATCCGACTTCCACGGCTTTGATTATGTCATGAATCCCGGCTTTGCTGCGAATCGCGGATACATCCTGGAGAATGCCGACGGGCAGACGCGGGATATGATTTTGGAAAGCATCTGCAAAATGGGTGTCGATGACCAGCAGGCCGAGAAATATCTCAATTCCTGGGTAGCATCGGCACAGATCCAGGTCATGGACCTGGAAGAAAAGCTTGATCAGGCAGCGATCTACGAGGACGCCCTGAGGGAAACGCTGGAAGGTCGGGAATCTGAAATCGCCTCCCTCAAGGGAAGCATTTCCAGACACGAAGAGGCCGCTGAAAGCCGCCGGAAGATGATTCTGGAATGCGCTGGCAAATCGGTCGTCGTAGTTCCGGAGCGCGTCCTTAATGCCATGATTTCCATGGCAGAGGAAGCGGACTTCCACGAAATCATCGGATTCTTTGAGTCTGCCTCCCGGGTGGACCTCGACAGACTCCCCCTTCCTGGGACCACAAAGCAGGAAAAGCAGAAAATACCGTCCATCTATCGGCCTTCGGAGGTCGAGTACGGGAGAGCGAACGCCGGGATTGACTTCCTCGAAGGAGGGCTGAAACTTTAGGCAAAGGGCAGCAGGCCGGGGTGCGGTAACACCCCGTTGTCAGCAAGGGTTGAACTGACTGCCTGCCTTGGCAGTCCATAACACGGCTTAAAGGGTTAGTGCAATGGCAAATGGTTTTCTGGTTCTTAATGAGAAAGATTGGGCGAATATGACGCCTGAGCAGCGCGAATGGGCTATCTTCAACACACTGCAATCCATGCACAACCGGCTATCATCGCTTGAGAAAAAGGGATGGATGAACAAGGCGTACGCAACCATGGGCGGAATTGTCGGCGGAATCGCCGCGGTAGTTGGATTCAAGATCGCAGGGTGACGATATGGCGGATGTGCTTCCATTCTGCAGACTGTCAAGCCAGGAATTTCTCTCTCTTTACAAGTATGCGGAACGCAACCGCCCGGCGGACTGCAAGCCCGGAATGACCACGCTGATGTTGTTCATGAATCCGGGACGGCTATACGACCAATTGGTTGATCTGGCCGTCCATTACGACAGCCGCCTCAGTAACGATGACCTGTTGAGGGATTGTCACGATCAGGCCAGGAGTTTCCTTTACGGTGAGAAATGAAGGATTTCAAAACACAGTTACAAAAAATCTTTCCGGAAACTCCGAAACCAATCATTGACCGGTTAGCAGAGCCGCTGTGGGAAACGATGGAGCATTATTCCATTACTACGTTGCTAAGGAAGGCCGCTTTCCTCGCTCAAATCGGCCATGAATCCGGCAGGCTGCGTTACAAGGAAGAGCTGGCCAGTGGGGCTGCCTACGATACGGGGAAACTGGCAAAGGCCCTCGGGAACACGCCTCAGAAAGATGGTGACGGGCAGAGATTTAAAGGACGCGGCCTGATTCAAATCACCGGGAAGGCGAATTACACAGCATTCTCCAAAGCATTCTCAATGACGATCAATGAGGCAGTCGATTACCTCAAAACGGATCTCGGGGCCTGCATGTCTGCCGGATGGTACTGGAACAAGAGGAAGTTGAATGCCCTGGCAGACGAAGGGAAATTTAAGGAAATTACGAAAAAAATCAACGGCGGCCTGAACGGTTATGAAGATAGGAAACGCCTCTATGTTCTGGCCAAGAAAGTATTTGGAATGGAAAAGGAGCAGGCATGAAAAAGATTATTGCGGTCGTCTTTTGCTTAACGGGTTTTATGGTGCTGTCGGGATGCACGACGTTGAAGATCGGCGCAGATATCGGGAAGGCACAGACAGATTCCATGAAAATATCCGGCGAAAGCATGACGGCCAGTGCGGAAAATTTCAAAGAATACTGGCCTGTATCGTCCGGATTCATCCAGGGGATTTACTTGCCATACCCCAATCAGGACATGCCTCCGAGGATAAAGGCTATCCTGGAATCCCTAGATGAGATTTCCAAACGGGCAACGGCTGACACATGGGATGGCTGTGACAAAGGGCAAGCCATTGGCGGCTTGGTCCGTCTGCAGGTCGAGGCCGTCAAGTATATCGCCGATGAGCGTGGCCTGACGGTGTTCAATTACATCAAATCCGTTGCTGGTTTGTGGGGCCTCTGATGTTCCATGCCTACCTTGAGGCACGTCAGGTCGGAACCTTGGATGGGCGCACGGTGTGGCAGCTCACATCGGCATTGCCATGGTCGATCTGTAACGGCTTCATATCCGGCGAGGCACCGGTGAATTTCTGGACGGATTATGCGTCCGTGCCGCGACATTTTGGGATGTACCTGATGTTTGGCGGACGGTGCAATCGGCCTGCGGCCGGGCACGATTACACATATCGAAAGGGCGCTGTTATTACCGTTGATCTGGATAAATGGCCTTCGGGTGTGGATCTTTCGGATGAAAGTAAGACGTGGCTGAGAAGATTGCCGGGAACTGGAAGGTACAAAGATCCCCCAAGGGAACTGGCGGATTTCATCTTCCTGCAGCTCATGATTGAAGATGGCGAACCTGTCGTTGTCTACAAGCCGATGTACGATGCGGTACGGGTTGGGGGACAATACTCATACCATAAGTATTGCGTGACAGATCCCCTTCCGTGTGAACGGCGGGATCTCGTTGCGGCTTAGTGAGGAGCTTGTAATGCTCGGTTGGTATATCCCGGATGTTGATCCATACGTCCTTTATGCAATCAAGGAAATATCGCGCTGGATTGGAGACAACCAGAACTTTCTTTGCTTGTGGCTCGCGCTCTGGGGCTGGGCAAAGGTTCAGGCGATGAAGACAAGGACGGTTGTCGATGACAAGGTGATTTCTTGGATACTGTATATTTCCAGGCTTGAATGGCTCCGGGATATTCGGGCGCCAAAAGGGGATAACGAAAAATGCTAGTCACCAATATTACATTGGAGAATTACAGGGATGGTTCCGTGCAACTTATAGGGGAACGGTTCAATATTGTGCTTCCGGCCCATTCCATCGGGGATGATGCCGTTGAAAGCAGCATGCCGAGTGCTGTTCTTGCTTCGAATATCGCCCGGTTTGCAACAGAGGTCCCATACGTCGCCATTACCATCGGATCAGAAGAAGATGATGGGATCGAGTCAGCAAACGCCAGTCTGGTCTACAGGGGGGTAATTGATTGTTCCGCGAACCCTGATTACCCTGCTGCGGATGCGGGACACACCTACATCGTGAGCGTCGGCGGGAAGATCGGAGGAGCGGACGGGACCGTTGTCGTCGCCGGGGGAATGGTGATCTGCCGGACGGACGCCACGGCTTCAGGGGATCAGGAAACCGTTGGGGGGCGTTGGTCTATTGTGCATGGCGGCAGTGGCGGAGGTGAAGCAGTTGATCTCTCTTCGCCTGGGCCTATTGGTGTAACGACTCCCGACTACGGGGCATTTTCTTTGATGTCTGTAAATGGATTGAAGCAGTGGGGATATGCGGATGAAGTGGCTGACGATGCGACATTCAACCTGCCAACCATGACAGTTGGTGGATTCGGGAATATATTTGTCGAGGGCAACGAAGAACAGGCGCAATTCACCGTGGATGAATCCGGGAATGTTTCCCTGCAGAATTTTTCTGATCATGTCGTAGCAAATGCCAACACCGATGGATCAATCTGTATCGGCTCTGGAATATCAAACCCAGTTGTCATCAAAAATCGTCTCGGTGCCGGGAAAAACATCATAGTTTCATTCTGCTATAAATAGGAGACATGCATGAAAAATTTGCTGACCATTATAAACGTTGCGTTTGTGATACTGCTGCTTTCGGTGGCTTCTGCAGACCAAACCATAACGGGTGGCAGTGCGCCTGGGAAAAGCCTAATCCTTAGGAGCACCACAAACGCAACAAAGGGTTACATAGGTATTGATAGCAGCATTATCCCTGCCATTCAGATGGGATCTACCGGAATAAAAACTCATGCAGTGCTGGACATCGGGACTACGCCAACCAATGTGTCAAACGGTTCATTTGTCTACAGAATTAATGGCACAGAATACAGTAAATCACCTAACGAGATAGGGACAGCGCCAGGGGACGACGTGGTTCCCCTGGGCAAGTACGGCGCGGTGGCGCTGGACATCGGCGCGGACGGCACCATTGATGTAGTCGAGGCGACGGACAATGCGACGGGCTATGACTCCGCCGCCCCGGCCGTCGCGGGCCTCCCGGCGGCGGCCTCGGATCATGTCAGGATGGGCTATGTGACTGTGTACCCTTTCGGTATTGTAACACCTACCGTAATGTCAATAGGAAGTGCCGTGACGGCGGTCGCTAACACGGAATTTACATACATTCTCGGAGGCGCGACATATACACAGGCTGCAAATACAGCAGGCAGCGGTGTTCCTTCTGGAAATATCCCTATGGGGAGGTATGGCGCGGTAGCTTTTGATCTTGATAATTCTGGTACAATATGGGCACGAGCCGCCGTCAATAATGGCGATGGTTATGATTCCTCTGCGCTGGCAATCGCTGGGCTTCCAACAACTCCTTTTGGCTATGTTCGCATGGGAACCGTGACGGCAATAAAAAACTCTACGCCCCTTTCCACTGGGTCAACCACCACCAATGTGGCAAACGCTGAAACGGTATTCTATGTCAGCAATAATCAATATACTCTTCCGGCCAACGCTGCAGGGACGGCACCTGGTAATGATGTAATCCCGAGCGGGAAATACGGTGCAGTGGCGCTCGATGTCGGCGCTGACCTGGCGATTGACGTTATTGAGGCAGCCTCGAATGCCCTTGGATACACCACTGCGGCACAGGCCATTGCTGGCCTGCCGACTCCTGCGATAGGTCACGTCAGGATCGGAACCGTTACGGCAACGAAAAGTGACGGAGCCTTTACGTTCGGCACGACCGCCCTCAATGCCGCAAACACGACCGTGGCCTATGCCAGTGCCTTTGCGCTTGGAGCTACGCCACTTAACGATTCCCGGTCCACGGTTGCATTCAACAGTACATCACCTGCCAGCGCATTTACGTTTGGCACGACTTTCCTGAACGACTCATTGGTCAACGTGACCTATACCAGCACGCCGGGGATGGACACGACCGAACTCATTCCCGACGCATCAGGTTGGAAAACCTGGACGCAGCCGCAGGGAGATGCATCAGGGAAACTTGCGACAACGGCGTATGTTGATGCCGCAGTGGCTGGTAAAATTGACAGCGTGGATCACACAGCTAACTGTGTAATGGGCTATGACGGCAACGATGAATTTGGATGCTGGAACTCGTGGGCCAAAGCAGATACGGGAAACATAATCCTGGACGGCCCTCTGAGCATTGATGGAGACGTTACCATCAACTCGGGCACAAAACAGTTTCAGTATCGTTCGGGGGGGACAACTTATTCTGCTGTCAGGCGCGGGGTTGATACCAGGACGGAAGAAATTGTCGTAATTATTGATGGTAATGGGTCCGCAATTTCCACGGGAGTGAAGGCGGATCGTCTCGTCAATCATGCCATGACAATAACCAGCGTATCCATGTTGGCAGATCAATCCGGAAGTGCTGTGGTCGATATTTGGAAAGACACCTACGCCAACTACCCCGCGACGGATGCGGACACGATTACGAGTTCGATGCCACCAACCATTACTGCAGGCATAAAATCACAGGATTCGACACTGACTGGATGGACAAAGACAATAAATGCGGGCGATGCACTACGTTTCAATGTGGATTCCTGTGAGAGCATCACTCGCCTTACGTTGATTATTACAGGCACCGCAGTACAGTAACGATATAATGAAAAACATGAAAAAAATATGGCAGGCGGCAATCATAATTGGAATGTTCCTAGCCGCAAATATTGGGTGGTCGGAGGTAACTTTGACGTGGAACCAAGACCCATCGGTAGAATACTACAAATTATGGCAAGGAACAGACGCAGGAACTTCGAAAACAGACGAATATCTCATCCCCAACTATGTGACATATCAAATTAATCATCATCGTGCCGGATTCCATGCTGATTTGGGCGTGAAATATTCGGGTTCGCAAGTTCCATTGACCCGTGTTGCAGAAAACCCAACACAGGGCCAATATTCTGTAACCGGCGGATTCTACACGTTTCATGTTGATGATGCTGGCGTAGATGTGGATTTGTCGTACTCTGACCGCGATATCGTTGGTGGATCTGAAACCTTTCCGTCGAGTGACGTGATAATAAACGGGAGGGATTGGCTGCCTGGTGCTGATCCAACTAGACCAACACTTCTTGGATGGGATGAAGTCGGAAGCCCATCCTTTGCTGGTTGCGATAACGGTACGCTAAAGATCATAGCGACGACTTCAGGTGATGGAATTTGCCAAACGGTGGCGGTCAGCCCGGGCACAGAAATGAGAGCGTCGGGTGTCTATCGCACGAACAGCGCAGGTATTGCACGGCTCAGGGTTGATGATGTAACAAATTCAACGGAAATATCGGTCATAGAACTTCCATCCAAAGAATTGTTCACGCCCTTTGTAAATATCGTTAATGTTCCGTCGAATTGTCGAGCAATAAAAATCTCCATCCTTGGGGAATCGGCCGGAAATGTCGTCTGGTTTGACAATGTGTCTCTGGATAGACCATGGCGAGTGGATACTGTGGCGAATCCATCGGCCTATTATTTAGACAGGGGGGCACGCTATGTCGATAGTGGCCTTCCGTTAGCCAAGGTTGGTGCCGGCATTTTGAATGCGGGTGGTTATCGGATTGGGGCGGGCGGATCAGGAAAGTATTACTTCCATCCTGATGATGCAAAAAAAGACATCACCGTGAGTTACTTTTATAAAATGCCGCCCATTACAAAGAATAAAAATATTACCATTCCCGATACTGTTAATCAAGGGGTGACTGAGCAGGATCGATATCTGGATGACATGGGGGCTGTAGCTTATACATGCCGCAGAGGAACAGCCACGTCCGTTGCAACATCGAAGCTGATTGACAGTAACGCAGACTTCACGGGCGGGGTTGCTGTTCAGGTGGGTGATGTTGTCAAGAATAACGGGAGTTCATCTACGGCCACCGTGACGGCTGTGGACAGCCCTACGCAACTGTCGCTGTCAGGCAATATTTTTACGACAAGAAACGTTTACGCCGTGTTATCCGGAGAAACATCCTTAACGAGGGTCATCGAGAATCCCACATCCGGCGAATATGCTATCACCATTGATGAATCAAACAGACGGCGGAACTACACATTCAATGTTGCCCAGCATGGACAACTGGTGAAGGCAAGTTTTTCTTATACGCCATTCGTTATGAAGAAAAAAATACAAAAGCAGAAGAACAGCGTGAAGGTGCGTAATCCGGCAGGCAAATATTATTGGAGATTGCAGGCATGCACGTCCAAGGCTGGCTGCGGTGCGTTTTCAAAAATGGTGTCGGCAACGGATTCCGGAGACGAAGCATCAAATCCCCTTAGGATTGGTGATACTGGCACGATGCAAAAAAATACGGCCGACACCATTGAGGTTACACATTGAGTTTAAAGGAAATGTCTACGGAGGAATTCAATCATTACCTCTGGCTGTTGATAGTCGAATATTCGAAAGGATTACTCTCCGGAATTCATTATGGCTGACATTATTGATCGATCACAGCAGGAGCAGGAAAGCTTCATCGCATCTGCGCTGCGTGAATATTTGCGTGAGAGTGAAAATTCTGCATGGCATCCGGCAGGCAAAGTGTTCTGCAAGGACTGCGGCGAACAAATTAAGCCGGAAAGGCTGAAACTTGTAAAAAATGCTGTCCGCTGTGTGAAGTGCCAACAAAAATTCGAGAAACGTTTTAAACGGTGATGGGGAGGCATAAATGTTCAGAACCACATTAAAGATTCAAAACTACGGGTCGTCGGAGCTGAAATACTTCGGCTATGGCGTGAGCCTGAAGATTCCGGCCAACATTATTGGTGATGCATCCGCGCTGTACTCAGATGTCCCTGCAGAATACGCCTCGGCCATTGCGACCGATATCATGGTGACGCGCCCAGAAATCACAGTGACGATTGGAGCTACATTTGACGATGGGGTTGAGTCTGGATATCAGTCGAACATCAAAAACAACTTTGACGGTGACGGGGCTCCCACGGTCAATGATGATATCACGCTGACATATGCAATGGGCTCGAAATGGGTGAACAAGGGAGCGGACCCTGTTGAGATTTACGAATGTGTTGATGCTTCCGAAGGGGCTGCAATCTGGATACGGACGGCACCCATAATAGCGGCTGTTAAGAACAACTTTGACGGCGCGGACTCTCCGACGGCGGCAGAGGACAGCACCGCAGGATATTCCGTCGGCTCGAAATGGGTGAATAAGTCTACGGAGCCGGTTGAAATTTACGAGTGCATCGATGCGACGGAAGCTAACGCGATCTGGATACGGACAGCGCCGGCGGCAACGACCATCATGAGTAATTTTGACGGCGCTGTCGCACCAACAGTCAATGACGATGTCACAGAGGGGTATTCCGTCGGCTCGAAATGGGTTGATAAAATAGCCGACCCTATTGAGATTTACGAATGCATCGATGCATCGGAAGGGGCCGCGATTTGGATCAGGACGACATCGGCAGCGGCCGCCCAGAATAACTTTGGAGCTGCTACCGCGCCAACGGCTGGTAACGACATCACAGAGGGATATACCGTCGGCTCGAAATGGGTGAACATGGCTGCTGATCCCATTGACATTTACGAATGTGTCAATGCCTCTGAGGGTGCGGCTGTATGGGTCCAAACGACCTCAACAGCATTGGATCTTTCATCCCCAGGACCAATCGGCGGGACGACCCCGGATATCGGGAATTTTACCTCTCTTGTTTCAAACGGGCTCACGCAGTACGGGACCGCTGAAGCCGTCGCGGACGACGGAACCATCACGCTTCCGGAGATCACGGCGGGCGGATTTGGAATGCTGGCAGTCGGACAGGATGAGGCCCGGGCGATTTTCACCGTTGATGCTTTCGGGAACATCACCCTTATGACCTCATCGGGTAATGTCGTGGCGAATGCAGATACCGATGGAAGGATTTGTATCGGAACGAGCGTTGCCAATCCTGTTATCATCAGGAACAGATTGGGTGCCTCGAAGGTCGTTATCGTAACAGTTTGGTACAATTAAGAAGGAGGATGCTGTGAATAGATTCTGGATTTTCTTGGTTCTCATCCTCGCCTTGATGCTGTCATTCTCTCCGGTCTATGCGGATCAGGTTATCAGTGGCGGACGACAGGCGGGCGACAACCTGATTTTAAAGAGCACGCACGATAGCTCAACGAAAGGATTTGTTGGCATTGACAGCCCCTTGGTCGGGTCAATGTCTTTAGAGGGCACTGGTATCGTCACATCGGCAGGCTTAGGCCTTGGCGGCACCACGACGAATGTGTACAGCGTCTCATTCTCATATCGCATTTCCGGTGTGGGATACAGCAAAACAGCCGTCGCCGCCGGGACGGCTCCGGGCGATGACGTGATTCCCCAGGGAAAATACGGTGCGGTGGCGCTGGACATCGGGGCGGACGGCACCATCGACGTGATCGAGGCGACGGACAACGCCACGGGCTATGACTCCGCCGCCCTGGCTGTGGCCGGAATTCCGGCGGCGGCCTCGGATCATGTCCGGATGGGGACCGTCACCGCCACAAAGAGCGACGGGGCGTTTACGTTCGGGACGACCGCTCTGAACGCGGAAAATGTGGTTGCGGCATATAATAGCACTCCGGGCCTTGGTGCTTTGTCCTTGGTTCCAACAGATTATGGCTGGACTACATTTACTGCATTTGCCGGGGACAATTCCGGGAAGGTGGCCTCTACCGCCTACGTGGATACCGCCCTATCCGGCAAGCTTGATGCCGTTTCGCACAGCGCACAGTGCGTCCTGGGGTACGATTCCAGCGACATTTACGGATGCTGGACATCCTGGGCTGCATCGGACGTGGGAGCCATCGTCACCGACGCCACCCCCACCACCAACGGGGATGTCTCGATCAACCTGACGAGCGATACCTTCCAGTTTTATGCCGACGGGCTCAAAACCGTTTCCCTCACTGGGCACACGCACGCCAGGACGGAGGAAATCCGGGTCGATCTGGAAAATTTAATGGACGAAGGCGATCCGCAGCGGGGCTTTGTTAGGGACCTCTACTTCGATCACGCCGTGACGATTACGAAGTGGACGCTC